ATGATATTATATAATTAAAAAGAAAAGATATTCCATATACTCTATATAGAGTATATGGAATAAATAAATAAATACTATTGAAGTTTTACATTTGTTTTTAAATCTATAGTAGCGATATTTTTATCTGACCCTGATTCAATATTCCACTCTGGATCAGATTCAACAACTTCTACTTCTTTTGTTTTAATTTCTTCATATGTATAATTTATATCATGAACTTCTACAATATCACATAGTTTGATTGCTTGTATATCTGATTTTCCATTTTTGGAACAATCCATACGTATGAAAATACATTTCATTTGGTCTTGTTTAGACATACCATATCTAACCATGTTTGTTGAAATTTCTTTTACTAAACCCCTAACTATTGTGAATACTTCTTTGTGTTCTTTATCAAACTCCCTCGCTAATAAAGACACTTTATCCCCTTCAGTAATACGAGTAGTTTCTGTCTTAAGATCATCATCGGTGAAATTACCAAGATGCAATCTTAATTGAGCTAATTCTCTTACCTCATAGCGAACTACCTCTCCGTGATTGTAAATCATGTTTATTAAATTGCCTCCTTAAATTATTTCTTATTTATAATATTGTCTTCAATAGAAAGGATAGCATCCAGTAATTTCTGAAGGTTCTTTTCGATATTAGTATAGAAAGATTTCTCTTCAAATACTGATTGATCGTAATTATCCATTCCAAGAATATTTTTTACGAAGTAATACATAAAGCAATAATCAGGAAGCTTTTCGATATTTAATTTAGCAAATGCAATATATTTTGTATAAGCAATAATAATTCTCTTAGAGTCTTCAGCATCACATCCAATATGTCTAGAAATGATAAATGGTAATTTTCTTAAAGAATCTACAATTCTATTACTTTTCGCATATTTATCTTCATATGGAATACAAACTCTATTATCAAACTTGTCTAATTCAATCTTTTTAGCTCTAAGTTTTCCAGTTTTAACAGCTTCGATTAATTTGTTATAGTTTCTTGCTTCTTCATAAGAATCGATAAATTCTAATAAAGCTTTAGCCTTTTCTGGATTTTTATCTTTGATCTTTTCTGCAATTTTCGGGAATTGCATAATTTTATGTCTTACATCCATATTAGTTTCAGATGTAATAGATTTAGATAAATCTTTAAATGCATTATCTACTGATGTATTTAAATCGAAATATACTTTATTTTGGTAAGTATCTTGGATAATCTCATCAAAGATAGATTTAGTAATAACTGATCTTACATCTTTAATCTGTGCTTTGGATAGACTCTCCATAGAAATAGACGCAATGCTTTCATCCACGAATCTCTTAAATGATGGTGGCAACGCATTATATACAGAGAAGTTTTCTCCTTTTCTATATCTATCGAATACTTTTCTAAAAGTAGCGAAATCTTCTTTAGATGCTTTTACTGGTAAAGATTCTTTAAGTTCTTCATCAGATATCTCTAAGTTTCTAATTTCATCGTCACTCATATTTAATAAATTATCAAATCCAGAAGTATCTAGATCAATATTAGTCAGTGGTTCGATCTCTGTAGGAACCGGTTTCTTTTCTCCTGTCATAGGATCTACATAAGCTGTTACTGTTTCTGATTCATAAGCATTTGGATCTTCTGGTACTCTTTCATTAGTATCTTTATTAGAAGGAAGATTTTCAATCTTTTTATTATCTTCTGATCTACTTTCTTCTAATTTCTCTGCAATTTGATCTACTTGCTCATCTGTTAATACTGTTTTTAAATTCTCGTTATTCATTTTTATTATCCTCCTGAATAATTATATCGTATACTTCAATTTTGGCATCCTCATCTAGAATAACAGGTACTATAGATGGTATATCTTTAAATGGAATTGGTTTGAATGTACCCATAATATTTTTAATACTATCTGATATTTCTTGTAATATTTCATCTGGTATAGGATCCCATTCTATTCGAGTTATATCTCTAAGTTCTGTGATTACATTAGGCGTATGTCTTTTCTTCAGTTTCTTTTTCTGTCGTTTGTTCATTTGTTCCACCTCGTAGTCTTTGTAGTAAATTATAAAGAGTTAATATTGGTAATACTACATTTTCCATTCGATTTGAATTACAAATAAGACTAATATTAGTAGTTTTAGAGTAATTCAAATAATATTCGGGTGGTCTGTATACGACCAATTCATTTTTCTTCATAAAATATAACCTCTATTAATTTTGTGGAAAACTTAAAGTAGGACATATATCAGATTGTAATGCAAATCTAATATCCATAATAATTCTACTGCTGTGGTTATTAATAAACGGTACTACAAAATTAGAATAAAAATATTCATTGTCAGGTAATACCGATCTTAAAAAGTCAGCTTTCTGAGGTTCTGTTTTATATACACCAGATATGTATTCGTGTAATGTAATAGGAAATTGACATATACTTTCTACAACCTTAGGTATATATGCATGAATAGCTGCTAATTGAGGATCGTTGTCATATATCTTTTTAGCATAAGTTATACTGTTATTTTTAACTTTTTTATCCTCATCAAAACTAAGAATCATTTTATATATAGAATCTTTTTCTCTATAAATATAAGAGATAAAAAATCTTGATATATATTTGGTGAAACTTGATACGAAGAATTCATACATTATAGAAGCTAATGTATAAATATCTACATTATCTGTAGTGATAGGCATATCTAAATCATGGAATCTGCATATTCTTTCTATGATAATTCCATATGTCTGATCTCTAGTTACAAATATCTGATTATCTTGTCCATACTGATCAGCTAATTCTTTAAACTGATATTCATACGAAGTAACCAAATTAGTTAAATTTAATTCATATTCTCTGTATTTATTTTCAAGATTATTCTCTAATACAGAAAATACCATATCAGGATCAAAGTTCTGTAATACAGCACCTAATTCTCCTTCTGTAATAATTGTGTAATCGTTACTATTGCTCTTGAACGCCATCTTTATATCCCTCCAAAAAGTTTTCAGGTAAATCCATAATTAATTTTACTTTCTCTAAAAATTCTTTTTTATTATCTTCATTTAAAACATCTTTGATTTGATTTATTGATGTTGATATTACTTTTATATAATCTTCTATAGGATATAATACTTCTTTAGTATACTGACCCAATCCTTTTTTCAAATCATCAATATTAGAAATATATCCTAAATTATAAGTTTCACTATATATTCCGGCAATTTCTGTACAAAAATCGGAATTTAAAATATCTTTAATAGCTCTATTATGCAAATATAAATGCATACCGGATTCACCTTCTGTGATTATAGTTATTTTTTGATTAATCGCTAAATCGTATATGGAAGAATTGATATTTACAATACCAAGTTCTTTCCATATTTCGTTCATCATTTTTCTTTTATCTTCACAAGATATTCCGTCCATTTTTTCGTCTTCAGCTTCATGCTTAAAATGATTATTATATTTCAGTATACTCTGTATATCAGAAGCTGATGCTATTCCGAGTTTATATAATTCAACGCGTTCCACAGTTAATAATTGATAAGTACAGTTGGTTGGTTTCTCTAATGATTTTTTATCTTCTATCATTACAGCGCAATAATTATTTAGTAATAACTCAAACAATACAAATTTCGGTTCAGAACTTGTATACCAAGTTGCGATTTCTCTATTATAACCACTATCGCTTTTATAAATGGTATATAATCCTATTTTACTTCCCATAGATTTTCTCTCCTTATCTATTTTAAATTATAATATGGTTTAATTATCCATAAATAATTACCCCATAGATATTAATATCTATGGGGTATATTTTAATATTTCATACTATATATTTTACTTAATCTTTCTTCTTCTACTAACTTTTGTTTAGTTAATGGATCTACTTGAAAATCATCATAATAATCATCAAATACATCCTGTGGAATAGAATAAGCTTGTCCTAATATTGGAAGATCATCTGGATCTATATGATATTTTTCAATATAAGCTTGCTGACCAATCTTAGTCTGTAATAACCTATTTACAGCTTCTTGGTCTTTAGCTTTTTCTTGTGCTCTCCATTCATCATATAGTATAGCTTTATTAGAAGATAGTACATCTAATTGCTCTTGAACCATATCAGATTCTTCATTAATAGCTTCAGATATATCTGTATAGTTATTATCAATATCAATTCTATCTTCATCATCTTCATCCGTATGTATAGTTACTTTCTGCAAACCATATCTTTCCGTAAGTTCTTTTCCTTCATACCATACATACATAGCCATTAGATAAGAGAATATCTGGTCATCGTGTCCTTGGGCAGTATGCTCAATTCTACCATTCTTCTTATATTCCAATGTACGTAATTCTGCTAATATCTTAGGAGATAAGAATTTAGATTTATGGTTATCCACTCTTTCTCTTAATATCTGCATTAACAGATCTCGACTATTCTTTGTTTCATCGAATCCGTATACTTTACATTTCTGAGTATGTTTTATAGTTTGATTCATTCCACCAAACGTTCGTTCCTCAAATACTCTATCTTTAATTTCATAATATAGATTACGTTTTATTTTGGTTTCTTTTAGCGTTGATAATACAGAAGCACCAAAACCACCATTTCGCTCTACATTTACTATAGCATTAGGCATAAACTTAACTACCAATTCATATAATAAATGAGCCAAATCATTAGTAGATATATAGTTACAGTTAAAGTCTCCTACCACATCTGTAGTCTTGCTATCTATAATAGTTACAGCAGAAGAGTCCCTACTATAACCACCAGAAACGTCGACACCTATAATAGGAGGATAATGAGGATCTTCTATTTGTTTATAAAGATCAATAGCGAATCCTTTTCTTAATACTATTCTTCTAATAGGTTCTCTTACCATAGTAGCAATAAGCTCAAGGTCATTAGGATCAAATGGAGAATTATCAGATGTAAGAGACCACTCAAGTAAAACTTCACGTCTGATAGCAGCCCAATCTTTCTTAAGATCTCGAACCATTTCTTTGAAGTACTGTTCGGAAGAACCTAATTGTTGATAAGTAAATCTTATATAAAAGAAAGAAGAATCCGTATTAGCTTCAGCAACTTCTTTTAATTGCTGTGGAGTATAATCATAGAATTCTTCCAGGAATGGCGTAGCAGAGTTTCTTGTTTCATAAGCATCCATTCCTTCATCGGTACTTAAATCTCCAGGTGTTGTTGTTATAAGAATACCATATGGTGCATGGTTCTTTTTAGCATTCTCTGATGCTGTCTTGTATGCAGGAGTAGCAGCTTGATATATGATCTTATTGTATACAATAAATGCATACTCGTCATACCAATGCATAGGCATAGTACAACCACGACCAAGGTTATTAGCTATAGTCTTACTTCTAGCACTAGGTTTAGTAGTAATCTTGTTATTATTTATAATATGAGTAATTGTCTCTAATGTATTAGATGCTCTTAATTTTGTACCATCTTTACCATATTGATTTGCAAATTGTAAATATGTAGGAAGAGCAGCTCTAAGTATCTTTAATCTCTGTAAGTTCATTTTAGAGTCATCATGTTTCTTATTCATAAACATAATTTCTGAGTTGGTAGTTCTAAAGTTAAATACCCATAAATACCAACATAATGCAGCCATGGTTTTACCATGCTGACGAGGTAATTCCAAAAAAATATTCCAGTTATTTAATAAGCAAAAAGATAATGCTAAGTTTCCTCTATGTAATTTGTACCTTACACCAGAGTTAGCAGCACCGCCTTGATCTGGAATACGTATTACTTCTCTAATAAAATACCAATAGTTATGTGCACATTCATTAAGCACTTTAGCTTTCATATATTGTGGAAGTCTAGGATCCCTTGGATCTACTCCTATCAAGTCTCTATCGTATAATGCAAGGAAAAATCTATTATTAACACGTCCTTGTTGTTTTAATTGAAAATGCATATCCATGAAACTTTGATTAGTAGTAGATGTCTGATAATATATAGTAATAGGTTGTACTTGTTGTTTCTCAGCAGGTATTACCAATTTACATCATCTCCTCAATCAATATTACAGTGTTGTTTTAGACAAAAAATAAAGAGCATACGTAAATTAGTATAATTAGAAAAATAAAATATTATTATTTGATTTTGAGCCTAGGTTACGACCAAAAGATCGCAACCTAAGCCCACCTAAATAAAGTAAAATAATATAATGAGCACTATGAAGTGCTCTCTCCTTTTATGTATGTTTCGGACATACTACCGGATAAGATATAGATTTTCTATTCTTATCACTATAATAATATATAATTAAAAAATAAAGATATTACAAATGCAATTTTACGAGTATCGTAGAAAAAAGAAAGCAAGACTTATCGTCTTGCTTTCATTAACTTCAATTGAAGTTTCTTATTCTTCAATTGAAGTTTCCTTACTGTCAATAAGGAAATGCTTATAGTTACTATTATAGTAACTATAAGTCCTCCGAGATGACCAAAAAGGCCATCTCCAAGGAGCCAGAATATTATTCCGGCAATGGCAACTGCCAGAATAATATTGTTTATATTTTCGATTTTCTTATTGAGCTTTTTCATAATAAAGCCCTCCTTTTCTTTAGTATATTTCTTAGATAATATGTAATCATTTTTCCTAGTATTTACAAATGTAGGAACTTCTAGATTCATATTTACATTTTCATCTTTAGGAAATATCTGTCTCATATTATTCTTCCTCTCCAATATATTCTTTATAGTCTTTTCCGAATTCGATTTCGTTTGCTATATCATTCAGCATATCACTATATTTCTCCCATTTCTTAGCATAATATAATTTCGCTGAATCATTTTCGGATAATCCTTCTATATAGCATTCCGTATCTCTTGCTGGGATTAATTCTTTGCAATTGGTAGGCCTTTTATCAAACTTTAAATCACACCCATTTTCGGTTAAATGACAGCATACTAGTGCAACTTCGTTATATCCATAATCAACCGTAAGATCCTGATTTCTGAAATTCTTGATCGAATAACTGAGTATATTAGCCCATATTTCTGCTATTTTTTCTTTATCTTCTAATGATAAATTATCAGGATCCTTCTCGTCTATCGTTATTACATTTTGCTTTGCTTCTTCAAGAGTTAATTTTCTTCTCATTGGTCTTAAATAATAATATGATTCATAACCTGATTCTTCATCTGACTCCCAGCAGTCTATAGATATATTCCCAACTTCTAATATAAATTTCTTCAACTCTTCTTTCGTCATTTCATGATCAAAGAGATCATCCGGGACGTATTGTCCCGGCATGTTTCTACAACAAATTCCTCTACATTTGCTACAAATTTCTTTATTTTCATTGCTTTTCATTGTAATCATTCTCCTTTTATTAATTAATATGGATTAAGTTCATATTTTCTTTAATTCTTCTATTGAACTCGTCTATTACATAATCATTTGCGTAGTATTCATCGCCATTTTCGAATTCATATTTAATTGTAAGAATAGACTGTATCGGAAGATTCGGCATTAATAATACATCATCGAAGGATATATAATTTATTACATCAACCGATTTGATAAAATCTTCTGTAAGTATATCTATGTCATCATAGAATGCACTATTATCCAAATAATTCTGCTTTTCTATTAATATGGATTTGTCATGCTCGAAGAAATGATTTTCCACCTCTCCACAGAATGCAAACTTTGCAGATTTTCCTAATCTTGATGATGATAATTGTATTATGTCAAATATAGTTATAGATTTACTTTCACTTAAAGATTTATACATAATATCATCTGGAAGATTTTTAAATTTTAATGTTAAAGACATGCTCGATAATCTATTAATCATCGGCATCTTCTTCTTTTCTTTAGTTTTAGTAATCTTTTCGTTGTATTTATTTATAACTTCTTCTTTGATATCAATTTTAGTACCATCTGTAAATAATAAACTTATGTCTATAATTTTAGATAAGTTTAGTTCTGGATCTTCATCTTCTCCAGTATAAACATAAAATTCTGTAATTTCGTTTATATCTTCACAAAATGATTTATTTAATTTATCTATAGTTCCTGGAAAAGACTGTCTGTCTAATACTTCAGTTTCAAATAATATCTTTGTCTTATCATTTGAATCTATATATCCTGCATAGTCAAAGAAATCAAACTGTAAAGATTTTTCACTTTTACTGGATTTAAACTCATATCCTCCTGGAGATATAATGCAATGCTTATCTTTATCAATCTCTCTATCCATTTGTAATACGAAGATCATTCCTTCTACATATGGTTCTTTCTTCTTTTCAATACATTTCACACTACCTTCCTGTAAACGTTTAATTTCTGATGGTTTAGGTTTCATTTCCTCATCATCATTAAATAAAAACATAGATACGTTGCTCATAAATTAAATTCTCCTTTCTAGATTAAAGTCTCACTAGTATGATATACTAGTGAGACAATATTTAATTATAATTTATTACCATTTTCATCTACGTGATAAATAGGATTAATAAATCCATCAATTGCATCATCAACGTCATCTTTGAATTTTGGATTATAATCCAATTCTACATTCATATATTCTTGTGGTTTTTCCATAAAGAATAAATCCATCATGCCAGGTTTATTCTTCTTAAATGTAATTGGTTTGAATAACTGTTTCTGTATATACTGATAATTCAATGATGTAGTAATACTTGGATTCTCTTTTAACGCTGTATCAAGAGTTACAATCTTGTATGGTTCATTTGGATATTCCCACTCAGGTTGTAACATAGAATCTCCTAAATCATCTGTAACTCTACGTAACTGATTTGATATGAGTACTTCACAATGAACCGCATCTGTATCAAGTCCACCCTCAATAATAGTATTGATAAATCCTTGTGTAAATAATCCGATATCATTTTTATACTCTTTAATAATAGCTTGTTTATCAAGAGTAGCTTTGCATCGTTCAAGAGTTGCAGATAATCCATTATTTGTAATATTGACCATAAATAAATGAATCCCCATAATATCAGAGAAATCGATTATATACTGATCATCTACAAGTTTCTGATTATCCATTACTTTTCTTAACTCTGGAGAAATATATAAGTTGTCTAAATCCTCTGTTTTGATAAGAATGGTATTTCCATCAGGATCCATTACATTGAAAGTAGTTATGCATGAGTTATAATCAAACTCATCATATTCTGATTCCTGATAAATATCATCTGATGATATAATAAGTTTCCATTTCTTTGGAATGAAATCATCCATAATCATAATCATATTCCAGTTTACAGCAAAAATATCTTTGAATTCCGGAACCCAGTTTAATGCTTTTACATTTGTCTCTAATAAGTGCTTAGCCGACAATAATCGCTGGGTTAATACAGAAGACAATAACTCTGATGCCATACATCCTGGGTTAATATCTGCATTTGTATATGCCAAATCCCCATAACATCTATAACAAATTCCTTCTCCTCTAGCATGTGAAGCACATGTTTCCGGAGATCTAAAATATAAAGTCTTTCCTATAAGATTTACATTATCTCTTTCTGGATGTGGAGATACTTTATACTCCATTCCTTTTGGATTAAATCTGAAATATCTGTTTTTGAATCTTACTAATACTTTCATATCTTTAATAAATATTGGTAAGAATCTTTTTGAATTACAAACATATTTCGGATTTGGATGAATCTTGGCGTGCATATTATTTAATCTTAATTTTCTAGAAAATGCTCCAGATTGTCCTACATTCTCTTTATTTAAGATCTGTGCTTGTCTTGCTGCACTACTATCAATAGTATAATATTCAGGTTTTGCTACACCCTCTTGCATATAGTTTGTATCGAGGTCGATACTAAAGATACTTCCATTACCATCAGGTTTAGTTGCAATATTACAAATCATTTCCCTGAACTGTTTTGGGTTAACACCTTCTCTAGCTCTGAACGAATCCCTTAAACAATGTTCAGAATCAGGTGCTTTTATTACTGCAATTAATTTGTTTGTCATATCCATAGCAGCATCTTTCTTGTCTTCCAATGGATATTGTACCGTAGAAAAATGCAATGTATCCCATGCTACTTGGGATTTCTTCATCAAATCAATAGTATCTTTTTCGTTGATAGTATTGATAAGATAATAAGCAAAGTCATCAATATACATAAATTTGTATATTGTCTCATCGATCATTTGATTCATATCACAGTTATTAAAATCTCTTCTGTGAATATCAATGAATTTAAAATCAATATAATCTTTAATAGAATCCTGTGTGATGCAATCATCGAAGAATAAGAAATTACTTGTTAAAGAATCTCCGGCTTGCAAAGGTAATTTCCACATAATAAGATTAAGCATATAATCAAATATGGATAATCTAATTTGTACATTATCCATAAATGTAATATACACTATCATATCATGAACTTTTTTCTGCTCAATACCATCAGCAATGATATTATAAATCCAAGTAAAATGAGAATCAATATTCTCTTTACTCAAATTAGAAGTGTTAATACTGATTGCTCCAGTATTAACTAGCGGTACGTATTCACCATAATTTTCATAATGCGTCAGATCATCAATTATCAAAGGTTGTATCTCATTAAATCTAGATTGAATCTTTGATATAAATGGCTCTGGGTTTAAAAGATCATTAAATAATTCGTCCATAAGTTCTAATCCTCCCTATTTATACTTATTAAGTTGTAGAACTGTATGTATTTTTCAAAATCCTATAACTTAATCATTTTTATAATATACCAATAAAACAAATAATGAGAGTAAGTGGAAATTAATCCACTTACTCTCATATCTTTCGTTGATTATTATTGAAGGCATTTTACTTATCAGAATTACTTATATGTTTATACTAATTATTGACCAACACGTTCAGCTCCGCCAGCTTTCATAAAGGATGCCGGAAGAACTTTCTTATCAGATGCAGGATGTAAGAATTCCTGCTGAGCCTGCTTAGCAAGTCTCTCAGCTTTATTTCCATACTTCTGCATAATCTTTGCTACAGTTTCTTTCTGTTTCTGACGATACATAACAGATTTAGCATATAATGGATCATTAGCTTCTTTAGCAAGATTAAGAGCCATAATTTTTTTACGTCTAGCAAGGTCATCCTGTCTATTAAGACGTACAATAGTTTTCTTAGAGATCTTGCCTTCCATAACAAGTTCTTCTCCAACTCCATTCGGTTTACAGAACTCTTCAATTTTCTCCTGAGGAAGATGAGAAACTTCGTCATAAATAAGAGCTTCAATAACTAAGTCTTTCTGATCTTCATCAAATGTATTTTCTAAAGTAATCTTTTCAGAACCTGTATCAAATAATGACATGATATTATCCTCCTTGAATTCATAATCTTTATTTTTTAGAATCATAACTTTAACAAGCCATTTTTACACATATGTTCTTATTTTAACCTTATACTAGTTTTAATGATATATTATCTTTGCGAACACATAAGAATAATTCTAAAAGAAAGGAAGATGATAAAATGGTTAATTCAGCAGCAGATAATTCGGCTGGTGTTATGAGATATATGCAGCAAATGCATACAGTGATGTCTTTAATATACCCAAGCCTAAATAATCAGGAGATAAAAGATGCTATTGATTATTCTGTAAAGAAAAGATTTGTTGATACCCAATGCAAAATAGTCAATAACTATAATAAGAAAGAGCATGAGATGTTATTATCAGAGTTTACAAATTATATAGCATCTCAGCAACCAATATGTACTCCATCTGGAGTAATGTTTATGAGACATGGGACAGTTCCTAATCCTTTAATAGAAATGATTAGAGGATTTATGGAAATGCGAGGTGTTCATAAAGCAGAAATGTTTAAGTACCCAAAAGGGTCTGAGATGTTTGTGAAATATAATCTATTGCAGTTACTTGATAAAATTGACTGTAATGGAATATATGGTGTACTTGGTCAATGTCAAGCAATGTTTTATAATATCTTTGTAGCAGAATCCATTACTACAACAGGTAGAGAACTCATTAGTACAGCAACTATGTTTTTCGAAAGCTTTCTATCTAATAACGTTAAATTTGCTTCTCTTGAAGAAGTTGTATGGTTTATTGATAGTGTAGTAAGTGAAAGAAAAGAAAGAAGATATAGAGATTGTGATATATTAGATCGTAATATTTCTAAAGAAGAATGTTTCAATAAAATTGTACTTACTATAGGTGATTATAAGCAAGGATTAATAAAATGGTTGCCTGATGAAATGGATCTACAGATTATATGGGATATTATCAATAGACTTGATCAAGAAGATATAAATAGACTGTATTACAAAAATAACCTTTATGAGTTCATGGATAATGCATCAATGACGAATGCATTATTGATTTTATTGGAAAAATTAGATCAACCGTTTATGGATCCAAACGAACCACCAAAAGAAATCAAAGTAGAGATAGACACTTTAGTAGATATCTTAAAAGAGTTTGTATATTTTAAATATCAATATATGGATAAGGTTGATAGATGCGATAATATGATCAAAAATATTGCTGGTATCTCCGATACAGATAGTGCTATTATTAGTCTTGAGGCTTGGTTCAGATTTGGTCTTGAGAAATGTAAAGGTCACAAATTCAAAATCTTAAATGAAATAGATAATCCAGTATTAGGAGAAACCAAACCTATTGAAGAAGATTATGAAGATTATGATTTCATTAATGATGATATTGTAATTAGAAAAAGATTAGTAAATCCTAATAAGCAAACTGGTTCTGATAATTTAAGATATTCATTAGTTAATATTATGGCTTATATAGTAGGTGCTTTGGTAAATGATTATATGGTAGAATATACTAAAGCTAATCATTCTTATGGAGAAGATAGAAAATGTCTTATCTATATGAAAAATGAGTTTCTTATGAAAAGAGCATTATTAACAGAAGGCATGAAAAATTATGCATCTAAGCAGGAACTTCAGGAAGGTCATAAAGTACCAGAAGAAGAAAGTATGGATATTAAAGGATTACAGATTAGAAAGGTAACCTTAAATAAATCTATACAGTCAGCTTTATCTAAGATATTATATGAAGAAATACTTGATACAGATGTAATAGATCAAGTTAGAATTATTAAGAGATTAGCAATATTAGATAAAAAGATATTTAGATCTCTTAATAATGGAGAGAAAGAATTCTATAAACCAGTAAATGTAAAATCTATGGATCATTATGATGATCCTATGGGTATACAAGGTATAAAAGCTGCAGTTATATGGAATGATATTAAAGATGATGGTCTTGAAGGATTTGACTTAACAGCTAGAAATAGTATGGATATTGTAAAAGTAGTTGTAAATGAAGAAACTGTAGAAAAAATAAAAGATGCTTATCCAGAAACATATGAAAAGATAAAGAATGTATTAAAGGATACAAGTATTTTTAAAGGAAAAGCTACAAGTAAAGGTAATGAATTTACATCATTAGCAATACCGTTAGATGTAGCAGTACCTAAATGGGTTGTAGAGTTTATTGATTATACAACTATTATAAACGATAATATTGGTAACTTCCCACTTAAGTCTGTAAATATTCAGACTAACGGAAACAATAATATTCCATATAGTAATATAATGAGTATTTAATAAAAATAAAATACAGAAGAATAAGAAGTGGTGATAGCCATTTGACTATCACCACTAAGTTTGTCACTTAGAAAGTGACAAACTTATCATTCCTCATTCTTTTTTCTGCAGGCGGGACTCTTTCGAATCCCGGAACTGGTGTCATTCCAAATACCCGTCCCGGGTAAGCCTGAGCCGCAATAATGCTTCCGATTATTATCAACCTCCTTTCCTTCGGAAACTCTTGTTCGAATATACTTTCAAACATGTTTATAGTTTCTTCCCCTTCCGGGGTTGCAACAAAAACAGATTTTACTAAAAAGTCAGAGACCATAGTTTCCTCTACCTTTGCATTAATTAATTCCGAGGTAGGAACGGACACCAGTTCTCCAGTATCCATATCCTGCATCGTAATGGGGTGTGGTGTGGAATTAACCACTACCATACCATTTTTAAATGCTGCAAAGTTGATAGCTGCTTCATTACCATTTTCTTTTTTAACGATTACAGATTTTAACATAATATACCTCTTTCTACCTAGTTGATGAGACTAGGATTTATAGATTATTTATTATTATCACTATAATATTATATAATTAAAAAATAAAGATATTACGGAGTATCGTAGAAAAAAGAAAGCTATCCATTGGATAGCTTTCACGTTTTTTAATCTGTTAATTCTCCGTATTCTTGCGCTTTTAAAAAATCGATATTATTTTCATAGCTTGCTCGAAATACTGCAGCAATATGCTCTTTTAGTATATATCTTATGATGTTTTTATTTGTTATTTTATCATAGGATTCTTCGCTAGATAATTTTACAGTTTGTAAACCTTTAAATATTAAATAATTGTCTTCGTCTTTTATTTTAAGTAAAAATGGTATAATTCCCTCATCAGGATAGTTTTTAGAAGATAAAATATACTCTATCCTTTTGCGCGGTTTACACAAAACATCGTGTGGCATAACTCCGTATGGTGAAACCATAGAAAATGCCTGTCCTGGCTTATCATCTATAATCGTATTATTTTTTGAATCCTTTTCCATAATTTTCGTCCCCTTCTTTGACATAATATTCGTAAATAAACTTTCCATTTTTCCACACCATTACATGTGCTCTTTTATCTTCATATTTAGTCCAAGCCATTATTCTATCTCCGTTTCTATCTTCGTCTTCATAAAGAATTTCTCTTCCTTTCATATCATAAGTTCTTTCAGAATACAAGTCTTTAGTATTCTCTTGAATTTGAGTTAAAGGTTCATCCATAAAATATTCTTCTGATGAACCTTTTGCTATATATCTTTGATATGTACGAGTTAATACTATTTCTCCGTCTACTCGCTTTTCATATTTCTGTATCAGATTATTGTCATCATACTGATAAGATTCTTCTACTCCTTCTGGAGACTTATAATATATAAGATTTCCATTATTATCATATCTATGGGTTAAGTCTACAGATTCATAATCATGAGTAATTATATTATATTTATACCAATTACCAAGATTATCATTATACATGAATTCTTTATTTTCAGTATCAATCTTAAATTCATATCCAGTAGAATTTTTATATTCTTTAATAAGAATACGTTTTCCATCTGCAAGATAATAGAATGTAATCCATTCTTCTACTCCATTCTTCCATTTTCTATATAATTTAAAATTTACTGGATCTATTTTCTGAATAACTAAATCTGGATTCTTTAAATCCAAAACAGCATAGAATGATTTAATCATATTTTATCTCCTTTGCACCTTAATTATTATTTAAAAACATTGAGGAGTAGGTCTGTATAGATTATCACTAATATCTTGTGATTTTTGTATAGCTCTTTTATTTCTCGAATTAATACAAACTGCATCGTCTTTTGTAATTTTTTCGTTTTTTCTGTTTGCCCTAGTTTTTAATTTTGCTATAGCCTCGTCTTGTTTATCTAATCTTTTGAGTATTTCGAGTAATAATTCTCTATCGCTATATTTTGAATAATCCATATTATCATATTCCTTTCAAATAATCTAATACTTTATCAGATAATTCATCATCTTTAAAAGCTATTATTTTTTCTTGTAAATCGGTCGCGGGTAAATCTGATACAAAATAATTGAATAGACTTTTGTTTTCTAATAAGAATCTATCAGAAAAATCTATCCCATTTATTATTGATATAGATTTACATTTGGATATATCTATAATATCTTTATGACCATTGCTTTCTATGGCTATGATTTTATTAGTTTTATATTTAAATCTAAAAGCCACTTTAAATATTTTATTTTTGTATACAATATCAAATCCCTCTGGAGTGTACTGCTTTTCCCATTTAACCCCATCAGAATCTCTATATGATACTATATGCGCTATATGATTATAAGCATATTCCTGTTTATAATTTGATACAGCATTAGATGCAAGCAAGAATGAGCAATTATAATATATAAGGTTACCCTGTCTATCATATTGCTCAAAGCATGCTCCGGTTTTTAAATTTCTATTATGGTAATTTACACCTTCTTTCTTTACAAATTCCTTCAATCCGTATTTTCCCTCTCCCTTTAACATTTATACTTCCTTCTTTCGTGTTTAATTAATCTAAATTGCTAACGCATATTTAGCATTTTCCTCTTTAGATCTTCTCATACATATTATCCCATAGTCTTCCTGAATAGTATTAGGTACTGATTTTGGTTTTTCATCAACATCTTTTGAAGGTGTTGAAGTACTTTCGTCTGTAGTATCAACAGTAAAATTATTAGCAAAGTATTCGTTAACCATTGATTTGAATATTTCTGTTTTAGTAAACACTTCAGGATCAATCATATAATTAAATACAGCTTCGGTTACTTTGATTGCTAATTTCTCGTTTGCTTCTACATCCAGTGTTCCTACATATCCTCTAAGCATCTTTCTTGCAATTAATCTAGGTTGATCAATGATAAGAAATGATCTGGCATTTCTATTTAATACCATTGGTATTAAAATTTCTCCTCTTTCTGCAGCCTGCTTTACATACTCTTCATCTGTTAAATCATCTCTATTATTACTACAATAAGGCATTACTAATACTTTATCTGACATCTGATTATATTCATTAGAGCTAACTATTAAGCATGGCCTATTAGCTTTCCCAATTAAAACAGAACCAGAATCAGGAAGTATATCTTGATCTAATGAGCAATAATGAAGATCCCATCTTCTAATAACTGGTTTAGAAACAATATCACTTTTTAAATATTTTGTATTATCCATAATATAATACTCCTTTCTTTTATTTTTGATTGTATGATATATATCCGTATGAATATGTGTCATAATCATTGTCTTTGGCTTTATTAAAATATTTAACAAAACTACATTTATCCTCTTCTACTTCTATGGAATAACCAAAAGTATCAAGAAAAGTTTTTGTATATAAATCATATTGAACTTCATAGTTGAGTACAATTGATTTAAAGTCTTCAGCTGATATTTTCCCGCTTTTCCAGAGATTGTCCAAATATTCTATCGTTTTATTTATATAGTCTAGCAATTCTTCTTCGGCTTTCAGTACAATAGAATCAGATATCCAGCCAAAATTTTCACACACATTAATATTACGATAACGTCCCATATAAAACATAATACTCCTTTCTTTTTATTTTCACCTATATAATATATATTTGTATTAGGATTTATTAAGATCTATAATTTGGCAAAAAGAAAAATACGAAATACTCTGAGCAGAGTATTTCGTATTATAATATTTCATTTTCTTATAAATTTTGATGTAAAATATTCTGAACTAGCCATCCTAATCATTTCCTCATCTTCAGCATTCCCATTTGTTTTACCAATAGCCGTACAATAATTCGCATACCAATCATTCACAACACTAGTATACGTATGTACCAGCATTTCAAAATCACGTTTTGTAAGAAGATTGGATTCTTTCAGTTCTTTTAAATGTTCTTCCACTTCTTTAACTTTCTTTTTAAAATCTTTTTTCATTAATTCTTTAGTGTTATCTGATACAAAGCATTTGTAATTTTCCATAGAATAATATCCTCCATTTCATTTTTATATTAAAGTACTGTCATTTATAATAAATCATTTTTGTACGTACAAATAAGTAAATAAAGCTCTCAAAGAAGGGAATCAGGTACAATGAGTAAAATAATAGTTAAAAATACATGTATAAAAATAACCGATTATGAATTTGGATCACATCCAGATTTAGAAAAATATTTCTTAATGTTTAACCCAACGAATCATCAATATTACTATCAGGGATTATTTTATGACACGGAAAATCGTACTCTATATCTCCCGAGAGGTATAGACGTTTATTTTGTCGAAAAAATAATGGAGCAAAAAGCTATTGTAGAACGTAATATGAGCGACGAGTTCGATATGTATAATGATATTATGATAAAGACTTTACCAAGAAACGATGTACAGAAAGAAGCATTGAGATTTACTATAGGTAAAGAAGAATATAGAGATACAGCTACTAAATCTCAATTACAATTAAATCTCTATACAGGTAAAGGTAAAACTTATATAGCTATAGCTACTAGTGCTTATCTAGGTATTAAATCTATCATTATAACCTCGCAAAGTTCTTGGTTAACTCAATGGATAGATAGAATTAAGCAGTATACGAATGTAACAGATAAGGAGATATATAATATAAAAGGTTCTGGTTGTATATATAGATTATTAACCAAAACACCAGAAGAAATAAGAAAAATTAAATATTTTACAGTAACTCATTCTACATTAAAGAGTTATGGAGATACTCACGGATGGGATAAAATAACTGAATTATTCCAATATTTAAGAATAGGATTAAAGTTCTATGATGAAGCTCATCAAAATTTTGATAATATGATGAAGATAGATTACTATACAAATACTTATAAGAATTATTATATTACTGCAACAGCATTAAGATCAAATGAATTTGAAAATAATATTTATCAATTATCATTTAAAAATGTATTAGCAATAGATTTATTTGATCCTGAAACTGATCCTCATACTGAATATTTAAGTATATTGTATAGTAGTAAACCTACCCCACAACAGATATCAAGCTGTAAAAATCAATATGGATTAGACAGAAATAAGTATACTAATCTAATAGTGACTAATGATAATTTCTATATGATGCTTGATATATTATTCGAAATAATAGAAGAAAATGTTGGATTATATGAAAAATGCCTGGTATATATAGGTACAAATAATGCCATATCAGAAGTATACAACTGGATCGTAGAAAACCATCAAGAATTTAGAAATAACGTCGGTGTATATACTTCTATGGTATCAGAAGAAGAAAAACAACAAGCTTTAAATAAAAGATTAATATTATCTACAACTAAATCAGCAGGAGCTGCAGTAGATATAGATGGATTAAAGATGACTGTAGTATTAGCAGAACCATTTAAATCAGAGGTTTTGGCTAGACAGACATTAGGTAGAACTAGAGCAAATAATACTATGTATATAGAAATAGTAGATAAAAGTTTTCATCAGATAAAGAGATATTATAATTATAAGAAACCTATATTCGATAAATATGCTACTAGATGTACAGAAGTAGAAATAGGTGATTTGGAATTAATAAATAGACATGCTAGATTAGAGTCTAAAAAAGAAAAAGGAAAAATATTATATCATGATTATGAATCGGAAGTATACTGAAAAGTATACTTCCAAAATTTCTTTTCTTTATATATTATATAGATGAATAAAATGAAAAGGAGAGAAAACAATGGGAATTTTTATTGATGCACTTACGGATAAAATTTATGAAACTTTTTATGAGAATAATTCCGTAAATAACAAAACAAAATTGCAGAGATTATCAGAGTGCTTTTCTGATAATGAAGGACTTAAGGAGGAGAGAAAAGAAGAACCAAGCATAGCAGATACAATATTAAATAGCGCTGTTAAAACGGCAACAAAGGTAGCAGATGCTATAGTAGAAGAATCATTACCGAGCATTGTACGTGATATTAATGATAAGTGTAAAGATAAGGAAGTTACGGAATATGTCACGTATACTGGAGATACTTCAGAATATCCGTCAGAAAGATTAGAGCTTGATACAGAATATCCAATAGTTAGATTATCAGAATCTCCAGATGGTGATAATATATTTGGAAGTTCTGTATTTAGATTTAGGCAGAATGGTCCAAAGCATGGATCGGATATAAGGCTTGAGCCTTATTACAAAATACCGATAAAGTTTTATGAAGATAAATGGGGAGAGGAGATTATTACATTTACTGACGTATTGGCTGGTTATATACCTTTAGTAGAAAAAGCCAGAAAAGTTTCTAGAAACCCAGATTTATATTTTGGGCTGAAGATATATAATAATCCGGATTCTTTCATGCTGTCATCATTAGATTCTTATGGAAGAATGACAGATGATGTAATTATAGCTGTGTCTAATGGAACTTATGATATCAGCTGGAAGAAAGATCTTAATTGGAAATTTATATCCAGATAAACTGTTTAATAATATATTTTTATAAATAATAGGGAGTTAAACAGTTAATATGCAAGTTGAATACGTAGATTACGATAAAATCACAGATGATATGATGTATTTAGGGAATAATATTAATCTGCGATTTAATGTACTATTATCAAAAAAGAATTCAAGCATAGATAATAGTAGAAGGTTTTTTCACAGTGAGTATCGTTATGAATCGAAATATGACGATACACAAATAGCAGTAACTATTAAAAGATGTTTTTCGTATTATATGTCTATAGACGTAGGAGGTGATAATTGGGATCGAAGTGTAATGATCCGTATACAAGATATTATTATATTAAGAGAATTAGTAAGTATGGCATCTAAATGGATGATAGATAATACTTTTGAAGTTAAAGATGGTAATTTAACTTGTAAAAGAAGAAATACATTAAAAATGTCATTACCAGACGGTAAATATTTATGGTTCGATCCAGTGGTAATCGAATGGAATAATATCCAAAATCAAGGAGTAAGAATAACTATATCAGATCCATCTATATATGTAGATATGATATCAGATTTATTTCTAGGATTTAAATATCTAATAGACACAGTAGATATGTTTGGATATGCTCAAAATATGGTAAATTATTTAGGTAGACCAGAGAACGGATTTAATTTATCAGATTTTGAAAGAGATCAACAAAAATCAGAAAAAGCTATGAGTGCTCCAGTAAAAGCATCTAAGGGAAGACAGATACCTGGAGCAAGAAAAAATAAATCAGCTTTTGGGAAAGAATAACGGATAAGCAAATGCTTATCCGTTATTTATTTTTTATAAATTCTCAAGACCCTTCAATAAGTCATCCAAATCTTGAGAATTCTTTGTCTGGATATCCTGGATTCCTCTTTCGCTTTCTAGGGAAGGATCCAGGATATCATCTTCAAATCCTTCTACAGGATCGGAGCCGATAATCTCGTTAAGATTCTCGCAAGCTTTTTCAAGCTCGCTCATTCTTACTTCGTGCGCGTTCATGAATTCATCTCTTCTCATATTATACCTCTTTCTACACACTTATTTAAATAAGTATGATTTATATTATTATTTATTTTTTCAATATGATAGTATACGATCAAAAAATAAAGATATTACGGAATACTCCATATGGAGTATTCCGTTTTATTTTTTATAAATCGTTTAATTTAGAATCATTCAACTCTCCATACGTTATATATAATATAGTTCTATCATCTATATCATCTACGTCATTATATGAAGGAGATCTTAATTTGGTATTCTCGTTCATTACAAATATACCATTTCTATCTCTATAAAATCCTATGTTAGGATCTATATTTAAAGATTCCTGTATATATGGAATATAAGGAACGTAGAATTTATCCTCTTTATTTAGTAATGCTTTAGTAGAAGACATCATGCAATTACGTATTATTTCTTCATCCATTTCTAATGAAGTAAATGCATTATTATACATATTATCTACTATTACTGGTGTTTTGCTAGTAAGACCTACAACAGGAACTCCGACTGATTCTTTTACTACTTCGCCAGTTTTCTTATTTACTTTTATTTTTTGCGTCTTTTTAAAGTATTCAAGATAAAAGTCGCCTTTATACATTTCGTTATCAGCATCAGATATGCTGTAGCAATCATCCATTTGTTTTACTTGATCTATTAATTCGTCATCGAATTTATAAATTAAACTATCATCTACCCAATCATAATCACTATCTTCTTTTTCATTGAACTTAGGCCCAAACATATCTCTTCTTCCCTGAGCATTATCAGGAACTTTATACGTATATAAAGGATAATAATTATTTTCTCCTTTAAGGAATGCTGCATATTGGTCTTTATCAGTAGATACTTTCTTTACATATTTCTTTATGGATTTATACTTTTCAGAATTAAGTAATTTATCCCCTATCTGGTATACTTTATTTATAGCGTCTTTCTTTTGAACTTTAGGAGGAATTTCTTTGTATTCTGTCTTATATTTAAACAGATCCCCTATTCCTTCTCTTATAGCATATTCTTTTAAAGATCCGTTTATATAATTTCTTAATTTATTATTTTTACCTATCTTATCAGTAGGAACTTTATATACTTTCATAGCTTTAATTATATTTTTAGCTAATTCCTCTTGATCTTTCTTGTCGCATCTATTGAAGAATTTAATAGCTAAAATTACATGATCGTAATCGTTCAAAGGAAACTTTCTTTTTTCTGGTAAACCAAATGTTTTATCTGGTAAAGATTTTCTTTCTTTAGAAGATAATGTGGCTTCATTTAATGCTAAAGATTCACTTACAGTCATGCCGTTATTAAGAAAATCTTCTAGTGTCTCAGTTAATAAAGTTGATTCTTTAATATCATCTGTATCATCCATTTCTAGTAAAGCTTTTTCTATTATTCCCATATTTATATTAGATTCGTTATACGAATAATCTCCTCCCTTTATTTTTTTTAAGTTTCGCTCTGTCACTTTATAATCATAATTATATAAATCATCACCTTTATTAACTAAAGAAATAAAATTCAAATCATTTTTAAAATCTTGAGGACTAAATAAACTAGCATCCCTGCCCAAATCTTCAGCTTGGCCTAATAATTCTGCTACAAATCTTGAACAGAACCATTTTTTAAGATTATCATCGCTAGATATGCCTAATTTATATTTAATTAATCCTATAATATCATACCCTAAATATTTATCTTTTTCTTTGAACCATTTTAATCTATCTATCATCTTCTGTTTTTGACTTTTGCTTACAAACATTACATATATTTCATAAACAGATTTTTTCTTCTTAAAAAACTCGTCCTTGGTATTTTGCTGAACAAATCCAGGTTGCCCAGCAATATATGACGTTTTCTTGTTACCAAAAGAAAACATCGGATCAAGTTTACTTGTAAATGATATACATGAATGGGAAAATTCATCTTTTGTTACAGCCTTTATGGTATTAGCCAGTATAGTTCCGCTGTGCATCAACACTATATATACCGGTTCTGTATGTTTAGAATCGTATATAGCTTCTTCAAACACGATCATATTAGTATCTTCTCCTTTATATTTTTCTATTAAAGCTTCTTCATTAACTATATTATCTAATACAGAAGAAACCATTTGATCTGACCAATCTAATATATCTGTCATTCTTGTAGTTATGTCTTTAGACGAAGTAGATCCTATTATATTATAAATATTTACCGGATGAGTTTGTCCTATTCTATATATACGATCGCAAGCTTGATCAAAATCTGCTTTTCTGTACGGAGGACAAAATACCATCATTTGGTTTGCTTCTACTAATGTAACACCAGTTCCCATAGTTTGAGAGGTTGCTACTAGTACGTCTACAGTATCATCTTCTCTAAATTGATTAATAATATCCATTCGATTTTTAACAGATCCAGTTATCTTTACAGCTTTTATATCGTTTTTATTAAGATCATCATAAATATGATCTACAACTTCTACTATAGTAGAAAAAATAACTGTTTTCTTTGGATTATTATTGATCATTTTATATATAAGATCTTTATTATTATCATATAACTCATTAAATGCTTTAGCTTTTACTTTTGGTAGAACTTCTCCCATAGCTAAGAAAAAACATTTTTGAGTTATATATACATATACACTTACTACGTATTTATATCTTTTTAATTCATCTTTATCTTTTATATTAGGATATACATTATTCTTGATAAATCCATCGTATAAATCGTATAACGAATCGTGTACAGATTCATAATCTTGCCCTTTATCAACAAATTTTATATAGTCTAACGTAGTAGTTCTATCTTGTGATGAATATTTTAAAGTCGTTTCTCTAAATTCATCTTTAACAGAATCTACCTCGTCTTTATAGCTTTCAAGTATTTCTTGAAATCTATCTGCTACTTTCTTTTTTACATTTATCATCAAATAAGGATCTTCATCTTTATATTCTAATTTAAAATTAGTTACAGTTTTAGATGGTAAATCCAAAACTTGATCTTTTGTTTTTCTATATATCGTTCTATTAAACCTTGTCTGAACCACATCAGACAATGTATCGGTATTACTTGTAAATGCTTTTATATATAGTTTGGCTAAATCTAAAGTAAAGGTTCTATCAATCATCATCATAGCTGGTACTATTTCACTCGGATTAGCTTTTATAGGTGTACCAGACATCATAAGATTGTCTTTAGACTTAGTTATTTGCTTTAATTTAAGCATGTTTTTTGTTTGCAATGAATCTAAATTTCTAAAATTTTGAGATTCATCGACTATTATCATAGTAGAATTTGTATTCTTAACTAATGGAAATATTTTATTTATTGATTCATTATTTACGATAATATATCTTGTATCTTTGGAATATTCTTTTGGTTTAGAAACTCCGTATACATATACTTCTCTTTTAAATCTTTCGATATCATTATATTTCTTGAAATATAATCTTAACTCATTAGCCCAGTTCTCTTTAAGTGTATTCATGCATACTATTATTGTTTGATCAGGATGTATAAGTTCCGATATACAAGCCGCAGTAAATGTCTTTCCCAAACCTTGATCAAACGATAATATATACCCATCTAGATCATATATTTCTTTATATTCGAAATATTTTTTGATAAATTCTTCTTGAAAATCTTTAGGCTTGTAAGCGTCGTTCAATATACTATTTAATCTATTTATATCAACTTTTACATCAAGATTTTTATCGAGATTATCCAAATAAGTATTTTTCTTTATATATTCTGCCATTCTACGATAATATCTGAGATTATAATAATCAGATAATTGCATTAATATATTATATAATTCGCTAGCAAAAAATAAATCTACTTCTAAATTTGTAACTTTTCTCTTATATCCAGGTATTTTCTTTTTCTCCCATAATTTTTGTGTAAATGGAGTATAGTTTTTTGTAAATAATTTATTTACCGATTTAGTTTCATACATATCTTTTATTCTTATAAGAAATTTATCATAATTAATTCCTTTGATAAATATCTTATTTTCTTTTTCATCAATTATTATTTTAGTAGATATGAATGCTGAGAAACTGTTAACTTTTTCATTAACAGCTTCTGTATCGTCAACAAATATTGGCACTTATATCACCTACCTTCGATTTCTCTTTATTTTAATGTATTCCTAAACAAAAAATAAACCCAGGTACTAATATTAGTACCTGGGTTTCCGTTTGGACACAAATGAGGACCTAATTCCTCAATTTTTATTTTTTAACTTAAGATCAATTCCGTTTAACACGAATCGACCTTTAATCAAATCATAGCCTTTGGCATAGATTGATACATCTTTGTCTGATTTCTTCATCATGTCAGACACAAACATAAACATATCATCAGTATTTTTTACCAAGTATGCATCTTGATAGACCACGGTATCATTATTATAATGAACCTCTACTATCTTTATGCATGATTTATTCTCAATAAGTTCTTTTATATCACACTTATATGTATAAGAACTTTTTGAGTTTACTAATAACTCATCTATCTCTACAGGTGTGGAACCACCAAATTGATCCCATATCACATGAGTGTGATAAGTATTAGTGTCTGAGTCATAGTGTCTCAGTGTTAGATTTACCTTCTTTTCATTAGCTACTTTGATCAAAGAAGATAATACACACTGAATACCAGTCACGTACACTACTAACTTCTGTTGAGCTTCTCCATTGATGAAATCAACCATCTCGTCGATGTATTCTCTACAGATATCTTCAATTTTATCATAATCGAACATGATCGACTTAGATAAAGATGTCTTGAAGATAAAATCATTTGCAGGCATATTATGCCTGTCAGCTACTAACCCAACTCTGATAGAAGTACCTATAGGTACTATATCTGAATGAGTTTTATGATCTTCAGTAGTAACAATCTGCTTAGTATTTGCTTCAGAAGGCCGGCACTCTGATCGATTATTGGTTCGTATTCTAGATATTGTGGATATTGATAAATTCGTCAATTCAGCGATTTGTTTAGATGTATATCCATCTTTGACAAATTCGATAACTAAATCTATATCATCCTCGTTAACAGTTTTTCTTTTCTTTCTAGATTTAGTTTCTACACTATCTTTGGTAGAATCAGAATCGTTTCCGATTTGAATTACTTTGGATTTGTCAGTAGTTTCCGTTTTCTGTACCATTTCGGGTAACTGCGAATTTGCGATTGTACCAGTTTTAAATCTTTTCTGCAATGCGATAATTGCAGTCATCGGCACTTTATACTTGTTCGAAAGTACCTTTTTGTTCTCTCCATTACACAACCCATCGTAAATTTTCTTACTGATAGGATCCAATTCTTCTACAGTCGCGGCATTGAAATTGTAATAGGTATTTGTTTTAGAACGTTTCATAAGTTTTCCTCCTTAGTGTTGAAAAATTTTATTTATTCACAGTAATAATATACAATTATATATTCTGAATCTATCATATTCTGAATATATTCAGAGCCATTAAGAAACCCCATAATCCAATACAGATTATGGGGTTACAATTTATAATTTTAAATACGATAAATCATTAATATATAATTTATAATTATAGTTAAATAAGTTGTATAAATCTACAGATCTCTTCTTTAATAATTTTTTAGCATCATAAATACTCATCCATTCAGCTGTATCATATAAAGAATCAAGATCTTCTGGTCTAATATATCCAGTATAATCAGAATCATAAATTGCTAAATATAGATACGTGTATTGTCCTTTATATACATCGTCTTTGTATCCAGCCTGCTTATTAGGCATAGAATAACTTCCGATATACTTAAGATTATCTATATTTACCTTTACTTCTTCTTGGCATTCTTTAGCAGCTTGAGACTCTAATGAAGAATTCTTATCAGTACCACCTCCAGGTAGTTTAACACCACCATCAGATTTTTTAGTACCGATAAGTACTTTATCTAATTCCTTATTAAATATAATCACTTCTACACGCTCTCTATATGGTTCTCCATTAACTTTCTTAATAGCATTCCAAGATCCATGACCAATAAATCCTTCTTGAGAAGGTTTATCGGATGATGGAGTTATTATAGAAAATTCTTTTATAGATTTGGACCAATCTTCATCAGTGTTCTTACACGCTTCATTTATATCATTTCTAGGAAATGGATAATCGTCTGTTATTTCCAACCAGTCTACACTATATCCATCATCCTCAAAATTAGATATATGTATTTTACCAATGTAATGAATACTATAAGTATCCATATCCATAATATAGCAATATCTATCTTTACCAAAACATTTTTCTGCTCTGATACACGCAGCTATAGTAGGATATGTCTGTTCTTCATCCCAACTACAATCTTTGGGATCTTTATATTTATCTAATAATTTAAAATACCCTTTGTCGTGTAATACACAGTATTCTTTTATATTTCTCTCATCTTTTGGGAATTTGAAAGACTTTTGAATATTGTCCAATTCTACGTCTTTTATAGAATTAGATTTACCTTTCATTATTAAGGTTCCTTTATCCTCCATAAACTGCATATATTCATTAGAAGTAGAATGTGTTTTTGGAAAACTATTTATTTTAAATACATAATAGTCTGGTATGCCCATTTTCTTAATAACGAAGAATAATATATCATTTATATTATCTGCTGGGTATACTCCACATATACGTTTAAAAGATGATTCTATATAATATAATTTACCAGAGTCTTTTGTGACTGTTATCGTATGAGTCTGATAATTAGACGAGATTATATAATAATTAGTATGCTGTATTCCAAGCTTCTTCAGCATATAATCTTGGTAGAATACATAATCCCAGCATATTCCGCCTTTATATCGTTCAAATTCTGATGTAGACATAGTTTTATAATTTTCATCCCAATACTTACTAGATTTTACATCAGTTATTTGCCCATTTACTGGCAATCCATATTCAAATAAATTAAGTTTCATATTTAGACTTAATAATTCATCTAATATAGATTTATTGGAAGATTCGTTTACTACTTTAGATTTATCTTCATCAGTAAGCTTGCTTTTGAGCTTCATCCAATATTCATTTTTGGAATTGCCGTCCCCAATTATAACGAACCCGTTATCTTTATATAATTTAATAGCGACTTCGTTATCTTTCGTTACGGTTAAATCTATAGCCTTATATTTATTTATAGCATCTTTTACAAGCTTAGAAGATAATCCATATCCTCTATATTTCTTAATCACTACTACAGGAGTTATAAATCCCGGATATTTCTTATTATCTAAGAATACATATCCTGCTATGCAATCGCTATCAGCATCTATAACTATTTCACCTATACAACTTTTATGAATATAATCCCAATACTCTGTACAATATTTGTCTTGTTTTAAATATTTATCTACGCTAGGATCTTTAAGATCTATAAACTTAAAAGTTGTATCAGTCTTTTTAGTTTTATGATTTGGATCAAGTGTAGATTTATTTTCATGAATCATACTATTATCTCCTTTATATATTTCATCTATAATATATGATTCATTCATGTTATTCAATTTATCAATCGTGATAATTAATTCATTATTATCACATCTTGCAGAATATTTTCCATTTTCGAAAATATTGTTATAGTTAATAGTTTTTATTACATCATCAATTCCAGATTCATACGCAAATTTACCAGCAGAGAATGAATTATTATTAATTATCTTTGGTTCGCTATATTCTTTTATACTACAAAAAGCGAAGCTATCCATTCTACACCATTTAATAGTATGAATTACTGAATTAAACGCATTTTGGATTATATCATTTGAAGCAGATTCGTTAAATGGTACTACTCCTAAATATTCTCCACAATCTTTACATTTGTAGATAGGTTCTCCTTGGAAAAATACTCCTATGTTTTTAGATCCACATTTACTACATACTTTAGGTCCTAAGTCTTTGGCTTTCTTGCTTTCTAATACAGTAGATTCATTGATTCTTATAATAGGATTATATTCTCCATTATTTTCTATATATAATTCTTTTAATTCGAGCATTAATTCTATTAATTGCTCAAATTTGTTATCGGTTAATCTTATATAATTATATTTACCTTGTCTTCTAATAGCATCTTCTTTTGCTATTTGTTTAGCTCTGTATTCAGGCATTTCTCTTTTATTAGGGTTATCTCCGCCATCTTTAATATCGAATACTAAGTTATATGGAACATAATATTCATCAGTAATCCATTTATGAGTTTCTCCTTTAAACTTATACTCTATTATAGGTCCAGGAGTTTCTAAGTCTTCACTTTTTACATTTAAAAATTTATCCATAAATTCCAAAAACTTATGCTCATAAGAAGCTACATAAGTTCTTATGGCTCCATCTTGAAATTTATATTTTCCTGATATACTTCTATTGGCAAGCATTACATTATTTTGATATTCTGGATCTTTGAGCATTTCTTGCTTGGTCGTTCCTCTTACTCTTTTTAATCTTTCTGCAGCTAATTGCTCGTAAGCTTTTTTACATTTATCACTACAAAATCTATCATATCTACATTTATCTTCATCCCATGGAGATTCTTTTCCACATATAGTACATTTACCTTTTTCTTTTTTATTTACAATATTAAATACTATTCTAGACGCAGTAAAGTCTTTTGGAATGAATTCCGCATGTTTCTTTTCTATATGATCTACGAGTTTAACTCTATCATATTTATCATTGCAATAAGGACATTGGTATTTTCTTTTATATACAGAAGAGGCTGCTTCCATTAATGCTATTTCGTTCATAATAACTGTACTCTCCTTTATTTGATTAATTACTGAAATGTCAAAAAAATAAAATCAATATTAGTTTTTAAGGGTAACAAATTTTGTTACCCTTAAAAATTTTAATTATCATTTAATGCATCTTTTTTGTATTTCTGCTTTAATTTCATTTTCTAATTTTTTACCTTCGGTGCTATTTAAATTCAAAATGCTATCTGATATTTTAATTATTAAATCATAATTATCTATAAAGAATTTTATACAATTATTTAATTTTTTAGGCCCACCTACTAGTTTCTGTGCTTCTTTTTTGCTTGGTAGTATTTCTATTTTATCAGGTGTATCGCCTTTTCCTTTAGAAGTTATAGTAACAGACGGTTTTCCTTGATTTGTAAATATTTTGATTCTTCTTGTATGACTGGAAGATACATTACCCATCATTATATTATTATCTAGTCCGGTTATACTTTTATCTACAGTAAATTCATTTAATAGTAAAAGTTCTTCTTTTAAATTTTCTGTAATTTCTTTTTCAAAATCATCAGCTAATTTTAAATAATCCGTTTTCATTATATTTCCCCCTTATCAGTTATCGTATAAATATAGTTATGAGTGTCAATATGCAGATGTTTCTCCCCTCTGGATACAAGTTCCAGTTCACTTTGATGCACAGAATCTATTTCTAATCCCAGATCCATTTCTTTATTTAATTCATACGGAACTACTGCATACAACAGATTCCATACCGTTCTGTTCAGGCTCTCCTTATTCGGCGCACCGCTTACTGCATATAATTTATCGGAATCTTTAAATTTCACGATATCGCCATCTTTAAATTTTGCATTTTCTTTATAGTCTCCAATGTCTCTTCGTATCGGTTCACACCCGTAGACATTTTCATATCTTTTACTTTTTCTTGTTTTAAAATCGTATCTGTATTCCACATAATCTACGTATTTCAGATATTCGCCGTTGGCTCTGATATCATGGTCAAAACATAGCATATCCACGGAACCAGAATCATATCCTGCCGGATCAAATTTGTCATTAAGTATTTTGATATAAATATCGTATTCGTCATTTACCAGATCATACGGGCATTCTTCCGGATCATTAGAATCAATTCTTTCGTATACATCGTCAAATATCTCTGATATATATTTTTCTGCTTCTTCTAATGTCTCAAATAAATCCTGATGTGACTGCATCCAATACCTGTCATCTTCTGTATGATATTCCCCGTTTGGATATCTTACTTTCACCAGACAATTAAATACCGCTAATATATTTTTCTTCATTACAATTACCTCCTTATTATTATGATAATATATAATCATGTAAAACGTTTTTACAATGCATTATAATTGTATTTGAATAACTTTATAGTAAGATTTAAAGGAGGTATATGATGCAAACTTTTACAGATCACTTGTTTACGACAAGTACGTTCAATAAACCTCTAGTTATAAAAGATAAAGATGCAATACTAACTTTAGTATGTAGATTAATACTATTAGAACCAGGTACTATTTCCATTGCTCCAGAAGCTGGAGTAGGACTGGTTAGTAAATATAGATATATGAATTCTGAAACTATTGTTGAATTAGAAGAAAATATTAAAGAGCAAATAAATAGATTTCTTCCATATTTTACTCAAGTAGACGTAAATATAAGTTTACAAGAAAACAAAATTCTTTTAATAGAATTAGATATTGATGATTCTATTTATACATTAAAAGCTAATATATCCAAAAATAATGAAGTTACTTTAACCGAATTATATAACGGATAAAAGAAAGGAGATATATTTATGGCTTTAGTAGAAATGACTCCTGAAGAACTTGGTTTTAAACCTGCTCCTAAGGAAGATGATCCAATGCTTCATCCAGAAAAAGAAGATGATGCTGATAGGGCTTTGGATGTATTCGATAAAGTTATTATTCCTAAGAAAATAGCGGAAGCTAAAAAATTTAATGAAATTATGGAAGAGACAGATGGTAATATTTCTAAACAGGAAATGAATGAATTGCTTGGATATGGATATGCTAATGTCTTATTAGGTGATAAACCTATTCCATTAAATACTAAACCTATGGAAAGAGTTATAAAAGCTCGAAATAAAAACAAAGAGAAAATTGCAGCAGAAACTAAACAGTCTGCTGATGAAATAGATAATATCTTGGGTTCAGTTAAAACTGGATTTGAAGATGACTTCGATGATGAAGACGATTTATAATTTTAAGGAGGAAGTAAAATATGTCCACAGAAAACAAAGTTTTTACAGACAACGCAAGACCAGAAGATTCCGTATCTCTTAGTGATCTTAAGAATGACGGAAATGAAGTGCATTATGCACAAGAAAGAGACGAAGAAACAGTAGCTAGTGCTATTACTGGTAGATCAGTAACAAAAAGCGTAGCTAAAAAAGAACCAGATCAGCAAGAAGAAGTAGAAAAAACTGTTAAATACACAACAGGTTATTCTAATATCATAGAAGATGATGAATATACAAATGAAGAAGAATTTGAAATTGGATCAGATTATACGAATGAAGAAGAAAAGCCCGTATTAACAACGTCCGCGACTCCTACATCAAATGATGAACTTAAAGAAATGGCAGATGTAAAAGTAGATACAGATCCTGAGAGAATAATTGGATTCGATAATGCTCCTAAAAAAGAAGAGTATAATATTCCTACTAATCTTGATGATATCGAATTCCCTGATGACGACGAGGATGAAGATGAAAATACTGCAACCCCTACTCAGGAAACAAGAGATGATGAAATTATCAATGAAAAATTAAAAGCTTCAGTAAAATCCAAAATTAAGGTTGTAGCTAAAAAATACGACCTTTCTGCATTTACAGTATCTAAGAAGCCAGTAGCATTAAATGCTGTGCTTGATACAGTAGAAAATCCTAATAGAAAAGCTGCAGATTGGGTGGCATATAATACAGGTAATAGATTTAGAATGCTTGGTTTCACAGGTGCAGAAATCGATAAGCTCAATAATCCTGGTGGAAGTAGAATGAATTCTGAATCTGTAAGATATAAAATGCTTTATGATCATATTATTGATAGAGATAAGCCTGCTTCAATGGAAGAGTGGGCTAAGTGCACAAGCTTCTTCGATATCGAGCATTATTGGTTTGGTGCTTTTCGTGCTACATTTGAAGGAGAAGCATATATGCCGATTACAAACTGTCCTACAGATAATAAGCACGTATTCTTAACTGATAATCTTGATATTATGGATTTCGTTAAGTTTGAGAATGATGAAGCTAAAGTAAAATTCTATGATATTTATAATGGAAATATCGCTAAACCTAAAGGATTATATAAATCTGATATTGTACCTGTATCTGAAGATTTTGCTATTGGATTTAGAGAACCATCTATCTTCAATATGGTATTTGAAATTGCTATGCTTGATACAGCATTTGTAGAGAAATATAGAGATATTATTGCACTTGTATCTTATATTGATTCTATTTATTATATTAATAAGAATACAATGACTCTTGATCCTATCGAGTATCGTCATTATACAAATAATACAGCTAAAACCGCTAAATCTAAAATCATTCAGTTTGGTAAGACTATTCGTAAACTGTCTTCTGACCAGTATCATGCAATTCTTATGTATATTCAGGAGATCAGTAAACGTGACGAATCTATCTCTTATCAGATTCCTGAAACAACATGTATTGAATGTAATACAGTTATTCCAGCTACAGCTATCTCTGCAGATGAATTGGTTTTTACGCGTCACAGATTGGCAGCACTGGCGGCTTTATAGGAGAGTGTGTCGGTATAGCTACTTATTTTAGAGGAAGAACTACTATATTTGAATTGACTAATATACCTTTTGGGCATGTCAATACATTGAAATATATAATAGATCGTGAATCTAGAAGTAAGAGAGCACAGCAAGCTAAACAAGCCGAAGTATTAGAAGATGCTGTCAATGGAGACATGTAAAAGAGGAGGATTAAGATTTTGGATAGATGTAGATTCATAAACTCGTTGTCCAGTTCCTCTGATATAAGTATAGAAGAATATATACTTAATCATTTTGAAGAGGTTATGCTTCTATATAATCTATTTGGTAACTGTGATACTGTGAATATATCTGTTGATAATAAAATAATTAATCCTTTCGTAATAGCATTTAAGAACAAAAAAGACGCTAATGAAATGCAAGGATTAATTAATGGAACCTTTCTACATATTTATGGAGATAAGTATTTCATAAACAGTGTAGTTGATGATAAATCAATACGAATAAATATTTTAAATACAGCTAGTATGGGTTAACCCATACTAGCTTATTTTCTGCTATCTGTAACTTTATTATAATATTAATATTAGGAGGTCTAATATAATGACAGGTATTTTAGGCGCACTAAACTATCAGCGTAAATCTGGACAATTCACTTTAACTAAAGAAGAGTTTAATATAGTAAATCTTGTAGTTCATGGAGTGTCTACCAATGGTCGTAGAGTTTTGAATGAAGCAGAAATGAATCACCTTAAGGTAGACTTATTAGATTATCAAGATTTTATAAAGAAAAATAATGTAGAAGAGATCACAGATACTTTATTATTTATTAGAGATGGCTATCCTGCTCCGAAAGGATTATTATCTCAAGAAATATTCGGTATAACTAAAGATGATAGAGCTAATATATTTGGTTATATTGATTTACATGGGTGGTTCATGCATCCATTTTGCTACAAAGTATGGTGCAGTATAGATAAAAGAATTAGAAATATAGTATCAGGAATAGGATTCTATAAAGTAGACCAGGATGGTTTAATTCAAGAGGTGCAATCTGGCGGTGATACTGGTATAGAATTCCTTAGAAAAAATATAAATAAAATAAAAATAAAAGAAACTGGTACAAGAACTAGATCAACAAAGATACAATTCTTATATAAATGCAAGAAAATGATGTTTCTTGATAAATTTCTTGTAATACCTCCGTTCTATAGAGATATGGATACTAAGGTTAAAGGTGCTGTTGGAGCTGGTGGCATTAATAAGTATTATCAATCATTAATAATATCATCTAAAGCTATACAAGAAACTCAGGATTATGGATTATCTATAGAAAATACTACTAATGCTAGAATACAAGAAACTTTATTAAATATATCTAATGCTTTATTTGGTACTTCTAAAAATAAAGACGATGGTATTGGATTAGCTGGTAAGACAGGTATTATACGTGAAGCCGTATTGAGTAAATCTACCGATATGGGTACACGTTTGGTATTATCAGCTCCAGATTTAAAAGTAGAAGCTATGGAAGATTTAATGGTAGATACAGACCATGCAGCATTACCATTAGCATCTGCATTGGTAAACTTTAAACCATTTATTATATTCCAGACTAAAAGATTATTTGAAAATCTATTTCAAAATGTAGAATTGATGCAAGTCTACGATCCAAAAGCTAAAAAATTAGTACCATTTGAACCTAAAGATCCACTTATAACTTTTTCTGATGAAGAGATAGATTCTCAAATAGATAAATTTATCTTCTCTTTCTCTAAGAGATTAGAACCAGTTACATTAACCGATCAAAAGACAGGAAGAGCTTTAGGATTAGTATTTAAAGGTAAGAAAGTATCTAAAGCTAAGTATGCTAAAACTGGCGGTGATATAATGGGAGAATCTTCTCTTATTAATAGACCACTTACATGGTGCGATGTATTATATATGGCGGCATGTGAAGCATGTAAGGATAAAACCATTCTTATTACTCGATTCCCTATGGATTCTTACTTCAACGAGTTTCCGATACTAGTAAGAGTAAGTACAACAAAAGAAACCGAAAAGATATATGTAAATAATACATATTATCCATTCTATCCAAAGATTAGAGAATCTAATATTGGAAGTGATACTTCCAATAAGTTCATTGATACATTAGTATTCAGTAATGTTTATCTTAAATCCATTGGTGGTGACTATGATGGTGACCAGTGTTCTGTAAAAGCTGTTTGGTCAGAAGAAGCCAATAGAGAGTTAAGGGAGCAGATTAATTCTAAAGCAGTATATATAGATCTTGGCGGAAATAATATTAAAGTTTCTACAAATGAAGCAGTACAAGCCATATATAATCTAACTAAAGTATTGAATGAGGATAAAGTAAAGCTTACAGATCCTAAGTTTTAACTATTACTCTATCCGTAACTCTTATATAAAATGATAGGTTTTCACGCCCAAGGATAAAGAAAAGGAGTTAAAAATATGGAAGAAAACGATATTAAATTCGATTTAAACTGTATAGACAAGTTTAGTGTAAAAGGTAAATACATTAAAGAGTATATGATGAATTGCCCGCCAACTACGAGTATAATGATAACAGAAGTATCTGCAGAAAATCCTGATAGAATACCTAAACCTATTAGGAATATAACGATAGATTATAACCGTATACAAGAATTTTTCATGAAATACTGTACAGGTCCTAAAGCTATTAAAGATGATATCTACTATTTTATTAATGCTAAAAGAAATAATTACGAGTTCTTAACTTTACAAAGAGATTTGGATAAATCTCCAAGAAAAGAATCTAAACAAAAAATGGTAACTAAGCCATATAAAGCTACATATAACACTATAGAAAAAGATCCAGAAATGATTGCTAGTTATTATAGTAAAAAGTATAGTATTTCAGATAAAGAAAATATTATAGCTATAATGACGGAAGATGATGTACTTTGTCTTAATTGCGGATGTATTTCTGATCAAAGACTATCTGATGTACCAGATTTAAAAACACATATAAACAATATGGTGTGTCCTAAATGTGGTAGCACTACGTCTCCATTGGTAACCTTTAATAAGTACCTTCACAGAACTTCTATGCATTGTAGAGATACGCAAAAGTAGACATTCAGAACCATTCTGAATAATTCAGAGTATTGAATTGTATATTATTATAATGAGTACGTGTAGATATATTATATATCTACACGTTATTCTATTTTGCTTGGATAAAAGAATGAAAGAATGGAGGAAAACAAAATGAGAGCACCGACAGAAAATGAAATTAATGAATTTACAGAAAGATTAGGCATTATACCTAATGCGTACAAAGGAGAAGTATCTTTTAAGTATATGCTTAAAAGATACTGTGAAAATTTGGTCAATAATAAAGAAAGACCAAAAATGACAGCGTTATACATAGAAACAACAAAATACGTTTCTAGGTATAATGGATCGGAAATTAGGACTATGAATAAGTCCGAACGAAATTTAAGATTTGTAGTAGAAAAATTGTGGAAAGAACCACATACAGAAACCTTTGATGAAGTCTTCAAGTATTATAAAAAGAAAAGTAAACCAACAAATTTGGAATTTGTAGGAGCTTGCTCATCTTATTTATTGCATGAGATAAATAAGAAAGAATACGAAAATACACAAAAAACTAAAACTGACACAATGCAGTTTGAAAAAGAATTCTTAATAAATAAACTGGAATGCGATGCTACAAGCAGATTAAACAGCGTATCTAACGTTCCAGAGGAGGTAAAAGAATATTTAAACTATACTATATCAAATATTATAAAGGATTCTATTCAGGATATATTTAAATATGTATTATATCCTGACGTTAAGTAGAAAGAAAAACCACATACGGGAAATCCCGTATGTGGTTTATTTTTTGTTTGATTAGGCAATATGTTTAACAGGAACAACATCATATGTTTCTGGAATAAGACCTGTAGGGTTCTTAATCTTAATACGTCCCTGAACTGGCTGATATTCATAGAATTTGTATCTTTCAAATGCATGAATAGCTGGCAGGGATGGATTATTTGCATTACGGATCTCATTGGATACATATGTCTGATAATCATAGATTCTGTAGATGATTCTATCTGTTCCTCTTGGGCAGAGAATTACGATAAGATCATTAGAGAATCTCATCTTATCAGATGCGATGAACTGATATACTCTATGGTGAGATGTAGTTACAGTCTTAACATAATCCAGTTCTACTGGTCCAATGTTAGATGGAGACTGATAGCTATATTCTACCGGAGCAATCTTTCTGATGATGGAAGCATCACCGAAGATAGTAACAGTAACGTTCGGATCATTGAGTACACGAAGCATTCTTTCAACGAATTCATCGAAGAAATCGAAGAATGTATCACGTCTCCAATTTACATGGTCACTGTAGTAAGATGCTCTTGGAGCAAAATCGTATGTATTAAAGAATTTCTCGTCCTCAGATAATCCAAGATAAGACGTATCAAGGGATTCTTTAATATCATCATCTTTATAGTTTGCAAGTAATGTTTTTGTAACATCCAGAACTTTTGTAATCTGGTTGATATTATACATTGCTGCAATATCTTTAACTTCCTGTGGAGAGATTGTGGTATTGATTGGCATACCTTCAGGAATCTCTACAAAGCTTGTGATCTGTTTCCAGGATGCAGAGCATGTAGTAAGGTTTGCAGAAGATGTATCAAGTCTTGCATATACCTTAACAGCTGTAACAACACCCTTGTTAGACTGGATCATCAGACGGTCTTTCTTCATATAACCTGTCAGTACATCACAGTCATCTTTAATTTTTACTTCTGAACCCTCAAGTACTTTGTGGGTGAATTTGAATTTATGTGTAAGTCCTCTTCCGTCATCATCATAGATCGGAACGAAGTTAGCTTTTGTACGAACCCAAACATCTTTTGTTGTAGCTTCTGTAGCTTCTTCTCCCTCTCCAAGATATCCATTTTCATCCGGAAGAATATCACCTTTTTCGAAATATACGTTAGGTACTTTAACAGCACATACATATGTTTCAACGTTAAGATGATCAACACCAGCCATACCATCAAGATACTGATTTACAATTTCTGTATCATCAGTTACAGGAAGCTGAAGTTCGATCTCTTTAACAGCTGCAGTTTTCTTAATAGCTGCAGTAAGTTTATTCTGATCTTTGTAAAGGTCAAGTTCATTTCCTTCAGTATCAATCATGATACGTCTTTCCATAGCAACAGTGAATGCTGGCTGTGGAGCGATCATTTTCTGAATAGCACCTTTATCAAAAACCATATTCATAAGAATAAGTTTATGCATTGGGAATGTAAGACCAACGATAGGGTTGATTGTTCCCATAGCTGTATTCTCCATAAGAGCTTTCTTATCGTTTTCATACAGCTGTTCCATATCGTTGTAGTGTTCCTCAAGAGCCTGAGGTCTTTCAACGTATTCGTTTACATCACAAGAATTTTCAACGAAGAATTTCTTGAGCTGATCAGAAGCAAGATCATCTTTAAGCACTTTACATGTCTCACTGAGAATGTTGTGCTGAGATGTCTGCTCCATATCTTCAAATAAGTTTTTAACTTGTTCTGAGAAGTTATAAAGTGCGTGATCAGCACTATAAGAACCACCCATGACTGTATTAGTAGTATTTCCTGCGATCATTTCGGGAATCTCCTTTCAAATTTATATCAAATATAACATAATATTTTACTTAAATATTTACTAAATTGTTATATAAAGACCTAATTACCTGACTCTTTATATAGCCCTTTTCTTATCTCTTCAAGAATACCATTTATAACGTTCAAAGTGCTAAGATACTTTTTATAATTAACCATATTCTCAAGATAAGTTTTATTATCAAATGTATTTGTAAGGTAATCATAAACAAATTGCTTAAGATCACTAAGATTATCTATGACAAAATTATATACTTTAATCAATTCATCGTCTTTAGGTATATCATTTACTTTATCATATAAGGTTATTATACGATTATATAAATCTTGATATAGATCTTTTAATTCATTAATCTTGATAACTTTATCTTGATCTGATAATCCATTGAATATATCATTTTCTGCATCTTTTAAATCTTGATCTGGATCTTCTCCGCCTGACATATCTCCAGACATATCATCAGTAGATCCATCTCCGCTATCAGCAGTACTATCATCCATATCGAAGTTATCATCGTCTCCTCCAGACATATCGTCATCAGTAGATTGATCTCCTGTTGCATCCCCGCCATTAGCGTCTTGAGCTTGCCCACCAGCGTCATCGTCTGGTAAGTCAAAGTTATCTTCTTCTCCGCTCTCGCCCGATACATCATTTGATTGCGTGTCTGGTGTATCGGTAGATTGTGGTTCAGGATTATCCATAGACTGCGTATCTACGCCTTCGTCACTTTGAGGATCCGTTGTATCATCAGGCATATCGAAGTTATCTTCATCGCCAGATTCATCCCCGGCATTATCATCGTTTGATGCATTACTATCTTCAGGTTCTGGGGTATTATCAGGTTGGTTTTCGTTATCGTCAGTATTATCATCAGGCATATCAAAGTTATCTTCATCATCATTATCTGCTTCTCTTAATACTTTTTCGATAAATCTATAATCGTCAAATTCAGATTCTGTAAATAAGTTGCTAATAAGTCCCATGTTTATATACACCTCCTTATACTGGAATCTTTCTGGCTATTGGTGTAGTGTGATATTTTATTCTAGTTTTTTCCCTATTTAATTTTTTCTGATAATTTAATAGAAATCTATACTTCTTAGTGTCCCCATCTTGAAGCGCCATCTCTATTTCTTTATCTACAACTTTTAACTCTGTATCTATTTCGTCATAAATTAAAAGTCTTTCTCTATCGTTTAATTTTTTATTAACTGCAAATATGCCTACAGCTGTTAATATTCCTACATATGGCGCGCCAAAGAATGATCCGACTAATGTTGTACCAGATATAGCTATAATAGATTTAATACAAGAAGACATTGATGGTATAATAGATCCTTTTATAATGGCTTCTCTTCTATCTGATGTCAACGCTCTCTGCATCCCTTTGGTTATATTAGCTGCTTTAGCATCTATATTTTGCCACATAGACGCAGCTTTAGTATTTATTTGTCTTAATTTAGCCCCAAATGCTTTCATAGCTATCTGAAGATCATTAAACGTCAATTTCTTCTTTTTCTTTTTACCGATTGGTTTTCCTGTGGCTTCATTTACTACATCTTCAAAAAAGCATTCTTCTAATAATTTTACTGATTCTATTATCATTACACATTCGGTTATCTCGTCTACTTTTGGATAGCGATAATCTTTAAGGTAAGATAATTCATTTGCAATAATAAGATTTTCTGCTTTGGTGTAATCATCATTAGAAGCTCTTTGAATCAAACAACTTTGATAGGCAGATTTATCTACGCATTTGCTTATCATCAATATATTAGAAAGATTTCTAAGATTATCAGAATTTATAGTAAATAATCTTATATTATCTGATATAGATGATAGCAATTCTTCTTTATTTAATCTATTTACTGAATCCATTCCATTAGCTAAAGTAGTAATTAGACTTTCACATTCTTCTATACTCATATCATTAAATAAACTTGTATTTTCTGATAAAATATCGTGGTGGGTACTCATCAATTTATCTATTTTTTGTAAAGATTTATCGAGGGTAGATTTATATTCTATATATCTTTCAGATATCTCTTGGTCTGGTATTCCATCGTTTAATATCTTATCAACACATGATATCTCTTTAGATATTGCTTTATATATATCGGCATATTGCTTCTGATCAGCATATTCGTCAATTCTATCGAATAAATACAAATATTCTTGCATTACATATTCTAAATCAGAATTAGAATATACCGCTACATATATAGATCTCATTATAAGATATAATTCAGGCAAAGATTCTATAAGTACATCAATAGCATATTCGCTGTTTATATTAAACTTACCGATTAATCTTGCAAATCTTTTCGGTGTCTTATCTTGTGAGCATTTGAAACTTTCTATAGTATCACGAATATTCGGAGCACTTACCATTCCAGTATCCTCAAAATATTCGTTTATATAGTTTACAGTTTCAGTTAAATCTCTTGTTGCCAGTAGTGCTCCATCTATTTTCTTAATCTCGTAGTCAATAAATAATTGATCTATACCAGATACTAATGGTATCATATATATAGAATTCTCCAATTCTGTTTTATCCGAATCTGATAATGTAACGTCATTCATAATAGAATTATATACATCTTTTATATACTGGGAAGCATCTTCCTCCGTACTAATATTTTGAATTCTATTGAGCATATTTCTTGCTCTTTCGTTATCTAATGTAGATGAAATATAATTTATCTTTGTTAAATACGAATCCCTATAATCATTTTTGATTATTTTTAATTTGGATAATTCTTCTGGGCTTAAAAATTGGTTATCTTTAGCACAAGATATATAGCCAGACATTATACTATCCGGTATAATTGATTCCCTCAATAAAAAATAATCAGTTATATCTTTAGCCACATTATCCATTTTTACTGGAGAATTATATAAAGCGTATTGTACAGACTCTAAAGCTATATAATATTTTTGTTTTGGACTGATATTATATGTATCTATCATTTCACATAAAGAGAAGACCAATTCTTTAGGAGTTTTCCTATTGTAATTCTCCTGAATAAATTTATCAAAATTAAATCTCTTTGCTAATTTCTTGTCATTATTTAATACACGATCACATTCTTTATAAATACTAATAGTATCATTAATACTATTAGTGTAATTTTCGTTCAAAAACTTTTTATTAATCTGATTTACAAATATAGATGTAGCATCTCTGTTTAATTTTGGAATCAAGTTATTATTTATATATCTCATAGTTTCTTCTTTTTGACTATTGCTTCCCGATTCCATTATACTATTAATTACTTTTGTAACTTTTGATATACTTCCAGTTTCATTTAAAAATTTGGAATTATCGCAAGCATTTAGATATTCTTTTTTGGCTTTGTAAGGACTGTTCTTCTTCGGTTCAATGAAAGCATAATTGATAAATCTGCTTTCATTCATATATACCAAATTATTCATACCAGTCAGAGATTGTTTTCTGAATACTACCGTTTGCATTGGGATATATCTATGCATACCTTATTCCTCCCATTTAGTTCAATAATTATAATATTGTTTACCCTGGTACATTTATAGGCTATGATCCGAAACAATTTATTAATTGAATATTAAAAGGAGGAATTAGAGTCATGATTCGTACTAATCCTTTAAAAAATATGGGTTATATAATCATTGAAACGGGTCTTACGAACAAGGAATTTCCCGTAAAAATAGACGTAGATAGAAATGGTACTAATAAGGTTACTGCAGAAGGTATTTTGCAGGAAGCTAATATGAGAAATAGAAACTTAAGATGGTATAGTGATAACGAACTATTCCCTCAGATTACTTGTTCAAGAACACAAGAATTAGTTAAGACTGGTAATATGAGAGCAGAAAATGGCCATCCTATGGATAGTAGCTTACAAAGACAGCAAACTATTGATCCGAATAATACAGTCGCTATATTTACAGCTTTATGGACAGAAGGTAATTTTGTTAAAGGCAGATATAGAGGAACTAATAATGCTAAAGGAGCAGAATTTAATCAAGATCTACTTGATGGATTTCTTCCATCTTGGTCTTTACGTGCTTTAGGTAGAGTAGAGCAGACTGCTAGAGGCGGAGAAGTAAAAGGTCTTAAATTAATTACTTATGATAGAGTAATTTATCCATCTCATGATAAAGCATATACAGAAAAGATTGTATCCGAAGGAGCTTGCATCCAAGGATCTGGAATATGTGATAATGGAAACAGATTATATCTTACAGAAAATGATTCTGGTTTACTTATTCCTATTATTACTCCAGGTGTAATAGATTTCGTCAAACAAGAATCCGCTAATCTTAAAATGTTTACAGAATCATTAGAATTTGAGTATAATGATATATCTCTTACAGAAAATGCTAATCAAGTAAGACTGGTAAATAAAACTACCGGAGATGTAGCAATGGTTAATATAGAAGATCATGTAAGAGACGAAATAATAGATTTCTGTACTAAAAAATATTTATAAAAGGAGACTTTTATGACAATAGGAGATTTATTAGAAAGTAATTGTGATGAATCTTTAAATGAAGTCGATGGTGCTTTAGTTGCATCAGGAATATTTTTGTCTTTTCTTGCAGCTCTTCAGATATATCCATCTGTAAAGAAAAAGATAGATGAAAATAAATCAATGTATTGGGTGAGTGATAGGCCTGTAAAGAAAATACCAGATAAGTTGCAAGAAGACCCAAAAATAGCTATAGCTAGAGAAGCTTATATTTCCGGACTTAAAAAAGCTGAAAATAGTACACTTTATTATAGTGACGATACGGAAAAAATATTAAAAAAGAAATGTATATTAAATAAAGGATGTATTGCTAAACCTGATAAGGTATCGCAAGTTTTTCAAGGAACCCTTGAAGAAATGTGCAAGAAGTACAATATAAAATTAGAAAAAATAGATAAATCTAAATTTGAAGATAGAAAGAAAGCAAAATCTTTGGCTATCAAATTAATAAAAGAGAAATTAAAATCAAACGGATTTGACTATATCAGCAAAGCGTCAATTGGAAAAGAAGATGATTCTGATTTTATCGATGGAGTAGAAGATCGTTTATCATTATTTTATATAAGCTTATATGATATAACTCCTAATGCTAGATCAGAATTTGGAGAAGATGAAACTAATAAAAAATTAGAACCAATTTTCAAAACAGTAAAAGATATAAATAATAAAAATCTTTTACCAAAAGGATATAGCTTAGATACTGATGGAGATTGGGACGATTATATAATAGATTTGGTGTATAATGATACACAGAAAGAGAGTGTTGGTATGAATAATATAGGTGATTTATTAGATGATAACAATTATATCGATTCTATAAAAGAAGAGGTTAATGAACATGAAACTTTTACAGTCGGAGACATGCTTGACGAAGATGTAAGTTATGATTGTACAGAAGAATCTTTGCAAGAATTATTCAAATATAAAAATGTAAAAGTTGAACCAGAAGTTTCTAGAGAAGAGGCTTACAATATAGCCCAAGGTGTTTTCGATAAAGCTTTAAATGGTAAATATAAAGAGTACGATTATACTGTATTAAAATCTGGCAATAAAAAGGCAGACTTCTTAAAACAAACTGCAGATTATATGGTTTTGTATACTTTCAATATAAGTGAAGATTATCAGAGAACTGTAGGTACAGATTTAAATGGCAATTTAACCACTTCTACAACAACAACTAAATCCGATGAATATAGAAAATGCGAAGCCGTTGTAAGAAAAATAATACAAGAAGCTAACGAAGCATTATCCGAGCTTGGAGGGTTTGTTAAAAAAGGAAAAATATTTAATAGAAAAGGAACAACTGTTCCATATTACAGAGTATATCTATCTATGGGATATATATTCCTTGAAGTAAATAAAGAAAAAAAGAAAATAAATAAAAAGACCGGAGAGTATGTATCTGAATCTTTCATTGAAGAATAAGGAGTGACGTTTTATGAATGGATATTCTAATAATATGACCCTTTTATTAGAAAAAATAGAATGGAGATTAGGAACCCAGCAATTGAACCTTCCTGACCATTTAGGAAAGGATAAATGGGCTGATATTGTAATAAAGGATACACTTGTTACTTTCTCTAGATATTATCCTCATCAAGTACGATATATACTTCATCAAGGAGTAACTCCATATAAGAATGGATGGTATTATTTAGATGAAGATATTATTGGAGATAATAAAATATTAGGTGTAAAAGATATAGACTGGGAAAAGTTCAATGGCAATGGTGTAGCTCAAAACGTCGTAAGTGGGTATGGTATGTATGATGTAGCCAATGGTTATTATAATACAGATGATATTCTTATGCTTCAAATGAGAGCAGATTCATTATCATTATATAATAATAGTATATATGTAGACTTTGAACCGCCTAATAGAGTTAGATTAATGAGCGCTGGTGGTGGAAATATAAGTACTAGAATTAATGCTTATCCAATATATATATTCGTAGAGCATAATCCTAGCTTAACTACTATTAGTGCAACTCAAATGGAAACATTTGAAGCACTTGCGCAAGCAGATATAGCAAACTTCTTATATAAGAATCTTAAATATTTCGATGGTATGGAAACCGTATACGCTAATGTAGATCTTAAACTACAAGATCTTGAAACAGAAGCTGGTAAACGTGAAGAAATATTAAATTATATTAAAGACTCTTATGTAAGTGCTTCTAATAAAAATCAACCAATAATGTTTACTATTTAATCAGTATCGTAGAAAAAATAAAAGATAAAACCAGCAGAGAATATTCTCTGCTGGTTTCTTTTCAACGCCAAAACCACGGATTATCTTTTTTGAGTCGGTCTGGAAAGTCTAGAAGATACTTCTCGGCTTCATCAATATAACTTACCCTGTCCGGATCGTCATCATATATTTTGTAATGCTGAATAACAATACCAATATTCAGATGAGTATTGATATCTATTAAAGGAGCTAAATATATATCATAATCGCCAGGTTTCAAAAACGGTTTTGGATCTATATCATAAACTGTTTTTACGGTTTTCAACTTCTTGCGTAAATAGTCTAATTTTCTCATAACGTAGCTCCTCTCTATATAACCATCTCTAATGCTTTTCTTCTTAATGAAGAAAAGTTTGTAATCATAGCTTTGAGTTCGTTTGTATATATTGGTACCATATAAGATATTTTTCTAAATTCAATGTAGCTATCATATGCTTTATTGAATCTATTGGTGATATTGTCAATTTGCTCTTTTGTGATTCTTCTTGCATCACATCTTTTTTGTAGCTCTATATAAATTCTGTCTAGTTCTTTTGTATCCATAATCATTTTCTCCTTAGTATTAAATATAATCGTTAAAAATTTCTTTTAAAGAATAACAATTAGAAATTACTCTCTTTTCAGCTTTATCAATAATTTCCGCATGTTTCTTTTTAAACATTTCACTTATAGGCATAAATCTTCGACTTTCCATTAACGTATGTATCATCAACAGAATATCGTTTCTTTCTTTATCGGTTTTTACACTTTTCATCTTTTTAACCATATGATCAATAAGATAATCTGTAAATTCTTCTGAATAAAGATGACCGTATCTGACCATTACGTTAATATGAGTACAATGATTAAACCATAGGATGCGTACCTGATCTTCTGATGTATATCTAGCATTATGAAAATCAGGAAGAAGTTTTAATATGCTTTTATCTATATTAAACTTATTCATCATACCCATAATGAACCTTCTAAGTTTATTAGATAATTCAGAATATAATTGCTCCTGTATTTCTTCGGAATAATCAGACATAAGATCGTCATATGACAGAAGGTCAAATGTTCTGTAAAACATCAAAAGAATTTCATTTACAGAGAAATTCTTTAATAAGTCTTCAATAAGAATAAGACCACTAATAAAAGTAGTGTCTTTCTCTTCTCCGGTGATGGAATAAATATCTTCATCTATTCCCCACTTCTTTAAAATAGTTTCGATTACTTTATTAGTACAGGTTGAGTTCCAACCTGTACTTCCTAAACCATTCATATATCTATAGTTTTCATCAATGAATGGACCAGCAACTTCTTTCATAAGTTTCAAAACTCTTTCATAGTTCTTCTGTATATCGTCAGCTGTAACTTGTGGATTTTCAACCATTTCTCTTACTTCTGCCATCGTTTATTCCTCCTCATCTTCTGCTTCTTTATTGAATATATTCCAAGAGATGATATCTTTTGCAATTAAAAGATATTTAATATGGATTGGTTTATCCCATAAATGGATATTGTCAACCATTTCTTCTCTCCAATCGTCACCCGGAACTTTATTATGAATTCTTATAGCTATTTCTCTTGCAAAGATTTCTTTTTCTGGTAATTTTGTTTCGCCAGATAAACTCTGCAAGATAGGTAGCACTATGTCAGATTCTTTTAATACCCTTCTTGGAATAATATCATTCCAAGTATTTATAAAAAGCAAATAAAGATTATTATTTGCTATATTACAGTGAGTGGAATCATTCTTCCCACTAATGTAATTGGTATAGAAATTAGTATAAATATCTGTAGAGGTTTTACCTCTCTGATATTCATCAAAAATCAATTTCAAAATGTATCCAGATACTGGTTTGTGTAAACCAATGATATCATCTATCATAGCTTTAATGAAAAGCTTATAGTCTGGATCGTAAGGTTCTGGTATAAATTCTTGGTTAGATCTTCTTTCAAGTTCCGGTAAATATGGTCTCTCTCCATATTTACTAAAATTATATCGGTCTCTTTTTAAACCTCCATTTCTATTTATGGAGTTTACAATCGGACTATATCCGTTTCTTTTTGATTCATCCAGCCCTCTAAGTGAATCTTCAAATCCTAATTTTGTTCCCATAATGTTCTCCTTTCTCGCTATGGAATGATGGCGCCATAGCACTTACATAAGATTTTAATAGTTTATAAGTTCAGAATCATTCTGAATCTTATTCATTGTAATAATATACTATTCAGAAGGTATACTTTTACATTCTGAGGTATTCAGAACCTAAATAAATATAAGTGAAACAAATAAGTAATTTAAAGGAGGTTTCGTATTATGGAGACATTCATAAGAATAGATAGAGCTAATAAAGGAATGATTACATTCATTCATTCTTGTCCATTCGACCCTGTAAATGGATTAAATAAATCAAGAGCAGAATTATTGAAAGAAGGATTTCTTATTGAAGATTTTCCTGAGCCTAAATTAGTAGAAGGAAAAAGAGCTATTGCATATTATGATATATATACTAAGCAAGTATCGTACGAATATGTATTAATTCCTGATTCTGCTGACGATAAGATATCTTATATGGAGAATGCATTAAATGAATTTTTATTAAAATATCAAAAAAATAAAGAAGATACTAATAAACAAGTTACAGAAGTACAAACCGCATTATGTGATGTATACGAATTATTAACTTCTTTAATAGATTGATAGGAGGTAACTTAGAAAATGGCAGAGTATTTGGCTAAACAGATTATATCTGGTAAAATGGAATATTCTACTGTAGTGGAAGCTTATCCAGAATGCAAAAAAGAAATTGACGAATTTATAAAAAAATATTCATGATATTGAATTTGAAGAGATACCCAGAAATGGGTATCTCTTCTTTTTATATTACATGTCGATAACGTCGCCTCCATCGACGTCATCGATAACATCGGCAGATGCATTCTTATTCTTATATAACGCATACGCCAATGCACCTCCTGCTGCCGTTAAAATTACACCGGCCGGAATGATAAACTTAAGGTTGCCCTTAATTTTATCTTTAACTGTCTCCTTCGCTGGAGCTGGCTGATCGGAAGATTTCTTCTCTTCTTCAACAGCATCATTAATAACAGACTCCATTTTCTTAAATCTCTCGTCAGTGTCATCCTGACGCTTTTTAAGATTGATCATGTCATCCTTCATGCTATTTACATCCTTTTGGATGTTGTCAATCTTTCCATTAATATTATTGATAGCATTGAGGATCTGCTCCATTTCGTTGTTAGTTCCGTTGTTTGTTTCATTATTATTTGCCATAAAATTACCTCTTTCTGCACCCTTGGGCGACTTTTTATTTTTAATTGTTTACCCTGGCGTGTCCAGGTACATCTTTAGTTGTCAATAATAGATCTTGTTCTTTCTACTATTTCACTATAATATTATATAATTGAAATTTCCGTATTTTACAAATACGGAAACAATCACGTAATTATGTATGGAGGATGCTATTATGGACTATACGGAATATGAGCATCAAAAAAGAATACCTAGATCTAAACAGGTTAATATTGAAAAATTTATACGATACGGAGGATATTATGACGTAAATAATAATTGGAATAGTATTGTAACAGTAGAAGGATATCCAGATAAAATATTTCGTGGAAGAGTAGAAGTATTTCTATTTAAAGATAATAAGATATATATGGATATCAATGAGCAAAGATATAGAATACCAGGAGGATCTTTTGATATAAGAAGATCTCATACAGACCAAGTATATAACGAAATTAAAGAAGAGGCTAAAATAATATCGAAAAATATATACTATACTGGACTTAGTTATGTAACTGTATTTAGTAGATATAATAAACCATCGAGCAAAAGAATGTCATGGCATGGAACTTATAATGAAGTATATTTAGCAGAATATGATCATCTATATAGAGGACGTGTAAACGAAACTGTATATGATTATAATATGCATCATCAAGGCAAATTTTATGTATTAGATGACGTTCTGCATATATTAAAACCTGAACATTTGACCGCTTTAAAAATGTCAAAAATAATATAAAGTATATATTATATATACGAATAAATAAAAGGAGGAATTTTGCAATGAATTTATTTCCAGGACATATCGTATATGATTCAGAAAACACATACGAGATATTGTCATTCAAAAACAGAGAAAATGCGAATGTAAGAAACTTAGAAACAGGAGAAAAGAAAACAATTCTTGTGAAAGATATTGTGGAGAAGTATGCTTTATTAAATCCGGTAGGATATATAGGATTTAATATAGTAGATCTAAAAGCTAATCTACAGGATGTAATTGTATCTCTTTTCAAACCAGAAGATTTGGAAGAAACTCCAGCTATTCCATATGCTATATGTAGACAATGCATAGTAGACTTTATCTATCAACAGATTGATCCTAGATCTGAAATGCTTGGTATAAGCGTAAGCAAAGATACTTGTCCAGCTAACGTAGATTTTAGTTACATGCTTAGTTGTGATAAAGTCCATAGCGGAACTATGATAGCAGTTTATCTTGATTATAGTTTAGATAAAATATTATCATTTATTAAAACTAAAGATTTTGATAATACATTATATGCCACAATGATGGATTATGCTAAACATCAATCAGATAAATTTGGTAATTTCATGTATAATAATATTATCAATCAAGATTGCTATAATGGATATTGCAAGTCTTTGAAAATATTATTAGAAACTAATAACTTCATGCACGACTTTTATAGAGCTTTTAATATATATAATCTTGACTTCGATTTTACAGATAGAGATAATACAGCTCTAACTAATGAAGAAGCTGAAGTTGTATCTGCTTTGCTTTGTAAAAATATTAATTCATCGGTTATAGTAAAATATGGATACGATATAGATCTAACAAACTTATCAAATAGTGTAATATTAGTAGCAGACAAGAATGCTAAGTTATATGCTATAGCGTATACTGAAGATAGAACTAAACCATATGTAGTTAATATCGAAAGTCTTGGTGAAGAAAACATAGCAAAGATGAATAATATTATGACCAAAGCTGGTAAGCATGATAATAATATCAAACAGGCTTATGATCATATTGTATTTAATAAGTCAAAATACATTTAATTAAATTTATCAATAAATATATATTATATAAGAGATAAACTTGTACCTGATTCATAACAATTAGGTAGAACTAGAGTTTAATCATAAAAATAAAAAGGAGGACTCATACCATGAGCGAACAGAACAACCAGAAACAGGAGAGAGAAAAATTAACTCTCAACATCGAGCAGAAAGAGGATTTTACCGGTACTACTTACACTGATTACAGATCCTCAAACACATTAGCATCAACCATTAATTCGATCTTTAAAAATCTTTTCAAAGATTATCACGGATGCTATATCGAAGTAGGAAACATCAGTCAGCAGGAAGTGCCTATTTCTGTAGTAATGGATTTCACCCCAGGAAGTATTAATAATTCTGATGCTGAATTCGAAGCATTCAGAAAAATTACAGAAGAAGATGGTAAAAGGGGAGCTGGCCCTATCATCGAGAGTATGAAAGCACATAACCAGATGATCGACACAAAAGAATCATTCGTAATTACACAGGACGCTGCAGATCTGTTATATGATTTAATTATTCCAGATATCAGATCTAGAATGAAAGCAGATCCGAGATCTTTCCAGTCTAAAGGAATTTATGTAGAAGATGTAGTTGCTACACCTACTGCTGGAGGATTCGGTAGAGTGGTAAACGTTATTCACGAATATGTAAGATGTATCGACGTCAACGTATTAATGAAAGCGCTTCTTCCAGAGAAGAATGAAAAGGGTAATAAAGTAGTTTATGAAATTAAACCTGTAAACTATATCCCATCATTCGGAAACTTTGGAGGATCAAACTATCTGTTATCCATTACACAGTATGATCTTACGGCTATGAATAACGTATTAAGAGAATGCGGTGTTGGTGTGCAAGATCCTACAATTCGTAACAGATTCATCACTGTATAAACGAACTATCAAGTTGGATAGGTGGAGAAATTCCACCTATCCAATTATTTTTTAATATAAGGAGATAATAAAATGAGTAAAGAATTTAGCTATAATGTAGATCCAGATTTTAATTTTCCTATAGATGAAAAAGGTAACTCTTTTATATCTTTAAGAAAGATTCAATGGAATAATAAAGGAGATTATAGATTAGATTTAAGAAAATATATATCTACAGAAAATGGTGAGCAAATGGGTAAAGGAGTATCATTCCTTACCGAAGAAGGACCTGGAGAATTAGCTAAAGTATTAATAGAAAATGGATATGGTGACGCTGAAGAATTAGCTACAGCGATATCAGAAAAAAGAGAAGACATTCTTAAAAGATTAGCAAAGAAATTATCTGATGGAACTATTAAAATTCCAGATGACGATTTAGAAGATGAAACAGATGAAAAGTTATATAATCCAGAGGAGATGTTTGAGTAATGAATAATAATTCTTATATACTAGAACCTGAGAAATATTTGTGTTATAAGTCTATGGTTAAATATGAACGTTTATCTAATTTGATAAATGATTATTATAAAAATTCAGATTCTAATCAAATAGAATTATATATAGACGTATCTAGTTTTATTGATCAGCTCATTAAGAAAGCTGATCAAATGCAGAATAAAATAAATACTGGCGATAATCTATTTATTTCTGCATGGATACTCAATATGTGTGCACACTATAGAAGGTTCTTTAGAACTAGATATAGCGTAAAAACTACAATATTCTTAATTTGTAGAGATATCGGAAACAATGGGAGTGAATTTAGAAGACTAATAAACTGTGTTGAATATGACAGAGGTATGGCTAGCGAAGCTTGGACAACTATATTTAATTATAATATGGATATAATTAACGATGTCATATTGTATGTGCCGAATATGGAAATAGTACGGACCAATTACGATTTCAATTCTAAAGCATTATATATAATGAATATGAGGCAAAATGATGATATACCAGCAATGATCATATCTGATGATATGATAAATCTTCAATTATGTGCAACTACTCCTAAAGATGTATGCGTATTAATACCATCTAAAAGTGGTAGTGAAGATAATTCTGCGTTATTAGGTCAAAAAGATGCTGTATCTTATTATATATCTAAGAAAAGAATATCAAGTGCAGCTTTATTTGAATCTGATCCGTATTTTTATATACCATTAATGGGTGCTATGTCGGGATGTAAAAATAGAGGGTTTAAATCTATATATTCTATATCTCAGACCGTATCGGCTATCAACAAATTATTTTCTGATGGATTAATTTCACCAGGAAATCCTACCAGTGTTGATAGAGTTATAATGCTGATATCATCTATGTATCCAAAAAGAGCAATTAATAATAAACAGATTGTAGATAGATTTAATTGTTTAAGTGCAGCTATGCAATCTATGTTTTTCTTTAATAATATAATTGGAGATCAAATGGATATTAATCAATATGGTAGAATGATAAATCTATATAATCCAGCAGCCGTTAAGGAGATAGTAAGTAAAGTATTTGTAAATCATGAGATAGATCTTAATAATTTATAAAGTTTAATTATAAGGGAATATGGAGATAAAAATCCATATTCCCTACATTTTATTAATATGACATTTATTTTTTATTAAGGAGATAAGTTATGATAGATAATGAATTAATGATGTCTTTTGATATTAATTATATAAACGAATCCAAGATAATTGATGGATTCTGGAATATCGTGGATAAACTTGCAGAAAAAATTATAAATCTTTTGCGAAAACTCAGATTGCAGATTAGAGAATTTAGGAAAGAATCTAGCCTTAAAAGATTAAATAATAAATTGAAAAAGATAGATTTGGAAAAAATAAAGGCCGACTTTGATTATTATATACCGAATAAACCATCTATACAATTATATTTAAATTCTGTATATACAGAATCTTATAATGGTATTGTAATGAAATCTATTATGATGGCTAATCAAGGGAAAACCAAAGAAATGTATATGGAATTATTCGGCAAATATCCTTGTGATACTTATTCTGATAATAATAATTATATACTTGGTATAAGCAATTATTTATCTGTGGTGTTCAAACGTGAATGTAAAGATAAAGAGGATTTAAATAAATGCTTATCCTATGCAATGCATGACAGAAGTATCGTACGTTTTTTGAAAACAAGCCAAATTAAAGCAGAATTAAAATCTTCTAATGGAGATTTATATTCCACTCAATTAGGTAAAGATTTAAAACTTATATCTGATATAAAAGAATGGACAATAGAATATTTTACTAATGTCACGAATAAGATAATGGCAGATGTGAATAAAATGAAAAGTATGATAAATAAAAACTGTAATAATTATGATAATGAAACCAAAATAGCCCTGGTTAGATTATTGCAGCATTACACGAGATTAATAAGAGATTCTAATATATACGGTGCTATAAAGTCTATAGATGATATGGAAAATCGTATATTGAATAAATTTAAAACTGATGATAGAGAGGAGTGATAACTAATGACTAGTGTTGCTAAAGATAATAAAGATGCTATCATTGCAGCATATAATTATACCGTAAAAGCTTCTCTTATAACAAATGATGATGTAGAAGATCTTATAACAGAAACTATATCTGATGTATTATTAAATTTTGAATATGGGACTAAGCATATGCCTACTATTTATATAGGTATAAAAGTAAATACTAAGTTATATAATAAATTAGTAAAAAATAAAAATGATGCTACTATTAAATTATCTATATATAAATACAATAAGAACTCTACTACTCAATTACAGAAACCTTATATAGAAGATAACTTTGTTTATGAAATGAATAAAGATACTTCTTATAATACTACTTTGGTAAATGAAACTTTTAAAGGTTCTGATTCTACTGGTCAAGCTTATAAAAAGGGATATATAGCTTTAATAAAGATACAGTCATTAAATGACAATAAGAAGCAAATAATTAATGGTATAGTACGAAATATTAATTTATCTTCTCTTATATATACTTATACAAAGCATATGAATATGGTTATAGAACCTATATCAAATAATGTAAATATAAGTCAATTAGTTTTACCACCTATGGATAGTATAACTAAATTTCTAGAATATCTAGACCTTAATTATGCTATATATAATTCTGGATATAGATATTTTAGAGACTTTGATAAAACTTATCTATTATCATGCGATGGAAATCCTGTTAGTGATGGAACTAATTCTATTAATACTATTATTATTAAAATAGCAGATAATGTAGACGCAGAAGGAAATATAAACTCTACACAAATTAATATAGAAGATAATTCTTACGTTATAACAATAGATTCTAGTAGAGTCACTATAGATACTAATACTACTAAAGAAAAAAGCTATAACAAAATTGTTGGTGTCACAACAGACGGAAAAGTATCTCAATACGATATAAATATTCCGAAAAACAAATATTCTACAGAAAAAGTAAAGATTCAAAGAGTAAATAATGAAAATACTAGAAGTATATCTGCTCAAAAGAATACATTAGAAAGAACTAATGTAATGATGAAGATAGTTAAAACTGAGTTAGATGGTAGTATGCTTACACCTAATAAAGAATATATAGTAAAAAATAAAACTGAAAATAGAAAATACGACGGTAGATACTTATTGGTATCTAAGAAAGAAATATTATTAAAGCAAGAAGGTATATTTATATCAGCGATGAGCTTTGATTTAACCAAAGTTGATCCAGTAAAAGAGGACTAGTAGAATTATTCTACTAGTCCTATATTTTAATTACATTGTAGGAAATCCAAAAAGATCAGAATTGTATAAATCAAAAGATTCTTCTACTGTCTTTTTCTCTTTTAATCTTAAATTTGATTCTAACTTAGAAAGTGCCTCTTTCATTTTTGCAAGAAGACTAAGTGAAGCATTAGTCATGTCGTCAATTTTAGTACTGGATTTGATTGTCTTATTTTTCTCTGCTTCTTTAGCATTGCTGTTAGCTTTTATAGTCATCATAAGTCCAGAAACACAAGTTCCAATTACAAGTGCGCTCTTGGCGATATTGCTAACAGGAAATATTATTCCTGCAGCTTTTGAGATTCCCACCCATTTCAATGCTTCGACTGTAAATGTTCCAATTTGTGCTACGGTAGCATACCACGAACTGAGCAAAGCTTGTGAGAAAGAATCATTCTGATGCTCGGCATCGTATGATTTTATTAATTTTTCAAAATCAGAAATAATATCTTGAGCATCTTTGAGTGATTTCTTTGCCGTAGCAATATCTCCAGATTTAATAGATTTCTTGACTGTCTTTATATATTCTTTATATTCTTTTTTCTTGGCTTTATATTCGTTGAGCATTTCTTTTGAAGTTGTTTCGAGAACTGTGGAAATTTCAAGTTCTTCTGCAGCTTCTGAAACATTTTCAAAATATTCTTGTACAGATTCACACAAATCATAGAATTTTATGATATTTATCTCAGATGATTCATCTTCGGTACTTTCAGATAAAAAATCTTCATCTACCTCCGGTAATTCTGAAGCAAATTCTGTAATTCTATTTGTGAATTCTTCGACTCTAGGATCAATTTCAAAATCTTCATCAATGCTATTCATCATTTCATCGATAGTCATAACAGGATCTCCTATTCGTCTTTTTTCTTTTTTCCGGCTGCATATGCAGCTGTAGTGATAATAGTTTTAGCATTATCCTGAGCGTGATATGCTGCCATAAGTTTGATGCAAGAAATCATATATCTATTACCATTAATAGCATTGATTACGTCATAATGAGTACCATTTTTCAGTTTTCTTTGGTCATCTTTATTATCGACCACAGCTGTATTAAGATCATGAGAAACTTTATTAATCATCTTCTCAGCTTTTCCAGATTCAATAAAATTGATAGCTTTCTTTACTTCAGTATTAGAAATAGTCATCTCTGTACTTTTTCTTTCTGTAGTAGATTCCACTTCTTTAACAATTTTATTTCTTTCAGCTAAAATTTCTTTAATCTGAGCTTTAATTTCTTTATCTGTTTCTTTATTATAGTCTCCAGATGACTTTTTCAGTAACGGCTTAAGTTTAGCTGTAGCTGCATTACAAGCTTTTATATACTTATTAATACTTGCATCACTAGTGTCATAAACCTTTACAGTTAATCCAGAGACATCAGCACTTAACGCTTTTTCTTTATATTTTTCAATTATTTCTTTATTCTTTTTTGTACGTGCAATATAAGCTTGTATTCTTTTGATAAGAGAAAGTTTTTTAGTATTTTCAACTTTCTGCTCTGCTTCGATTAATAATTCTGCAAGCTCTGATAAATTTGCATCACCAGATTCTTTTGCTAAAATATAATCAATGGAGGCATCTCTCAGTTCATCAACAGCCTCATTCACAAGCATATCATTGTCAAAATTAGTACTGTAAATCATTGTATATTTACCTCCTAATTAAAATTCAAAATCATCTTCTATATCAATAACTGATGATTCATTTTCAATTTCAGCAGATTCATCTTCTGGATCCACATCTATATCATCTTCACCATCTTCGTCATCTGCAGTTTCTTTCTTTACAGACTTATTGCAAGAACCACAAGCCTCTTCTAATTCCTGTAAAGTATCTTCTATAATAGATTCAGCTTCGTTTAAACTGTCATCGCTAGATTCAGCAAAACTTAAACCAAAATCTTCATCCTGTAACATTTCTTCAATTGTATTCATATTTTTGTCTCCTTTCTGATTAGAGATTTTTAGTATTTCTTTATTTATACGTTCAATTAATCTATCACATTTTTTTTCTACAGAATCATCTTTACAAGTTCTTTTTATCTTCTGTAAAGAATCTACCATTTTTCTATAGTTATTTATCATAGACGCTCTACGAGCCGGAGCAACTACGATCTCAAATAATTTATTGACTAGTCTATCTATCACAAACCCAAGTATGTACTTTAAAGGATTAAATCTTAAAGTCTTTTTTCCTTGAGCCGTATTCACTTTCATATTTATTTTAAGCGTGTTCGGAGTAGCAGCGTTTATTTTAACTCCACTTATCCCAGACGCATATACACCAACCAAAAACTTCAATGCGTCCAATATAATATTAGTAATGGTAGTTTCTGTTCTTGTTTCTTTAGAACCACCGTTGTCATCTAATACTTTATTAGCTCTTATGATAATATCGGTGTATCTTGCTTTATCAGCAGCATTTATTTCTTTCGGTAACGATAATTCGTTAACTATAATATCTGAATTATTGATTAATTGATTCTCGTTAAATACATCAATTAACTTAGATTCATAAATATCCATAGGAGTCACCCCCTGTCATTTAGTAGCGGCGGTCTGAGATGTTTGCTGATTATTGTTATTTTGATCAGCATTACCAGCCTTACTGCTATAAGTAGGTTTTCCATTCAGTTTAAGTATATCATTAATTATTGTAAAGTATTCTGTAAATACTTTATTGTATGCTGTCATTCTTGCACTTGATACTTTGGTAGATACACTAAAGAATAATTGTACTTGTTTAGTAATATCCCCATTAGTGCTTCCTGTCTGTTTAGGAGCTTGTGATGTATCAGGTTTTACAATAGCTTCGTTCAAATAATCATCAGCAGTCATATAAGCAGATGCATTCTGCGGAGCTGGAAGATTATTGCTACTTCCTTGTTGTTGAGCCTGTGTATTATTCTGTTGGGCAGTTTGCTGTTGTACTTGCTTAACAATAGTTTTTGTTGTATTCTTAGAATTATTTATGGCTTTATTGTCTTCCATAACGTCTTTAATTCTATTACCGTATTCTACACAATATGATACCATATCACTAAGACTTCCGGCATCTACTGCAGGTGGATTTTCAGATCCATCATCACCAATCATTTTCATTACAGCTTCTTTAATGGATATTTTATTTTCTCCAGCAGCTTTCATTGCATCGCTGATTGGTGTAAATTTCTTAGCAAGAAAATCTTCCTGTGAGTTTAAGCAATCTTTAAATTGCTCATAATTAAATTGATAAAGTTTAATTCCATAAAGTTTTTGAATCTGATTATATCTTGTACACTTAGATCCACCAAAATTATTACATTCCTTAATATTATTCTGGTTATTTTTGATAAACTCTGCTTGAGCTGATCTCTTTTTCTGGAATAATTGCTGGAATTTAGAAATAATATTAGTGAATGCTATAAGTATATTTTCAATAAATGAATTATCTTTACTTAATCCTGGGCCATTCGGAAGGTCTGCTTCTTTAAGAATTTCTTTATGTACATATTCAATCAAAGAATTCTGCTCAAGCATATTCTGGACAGCATAATCCATATATTCAAATAAATAAGATTCATTTTCAAAATCAGCAGAATCTTCATCCATTTCAAGTTCTACTGGTTCTTCCTCAGGTTCTTCTGCCTGTGTATCATCAGGAGTTTCAGGTTCATCTCCTTCAAGTTCTGACTCCTTAGGCATTTCTTCACCTTCAAAAGCAGGTTCGTCGTTATCGTCAGATACAGATCCTTCGAATTCTTCATCATCGTCGATGTCGATTGTTTCTTCATCTTCATCAGACTCCTCAGGCTCTTCTTCTATATCATCATTATTCTCGATATCAGAATCTGTTTCCATAGATTCGCATTCTTTCGGTTCTTCTTCAACTTCAGGTTTGTTAACTTCCTCCTGAACTTTTTCAAGAATTTCTTTGCACTGAGTTACATATCCAATTATACTATCCATCATTACAGATAACGCAATTACATATAAACTACATAACTGGGATACCTGATTTACTTTGGATTTCATAAAGATATCTAACTGATTCATTCCATATGTATTAAGTTTATAATCTCTACTTTCTACATCATTAGAATCGCTTCTTATAGCAAGAACGTTATCTTTATTTCTGTAGAACATTGATCCTATATTCTTAGACATATATGAGAAATCTGATATAAGTTTATTCGCAATACCAAGAATACTATCTTTATATTTCTCGTATCCATCTATCTCAGATTTCATTGCATAAATAGTACCTCTATTTATGGTAATATCAGCTGTATCTTCTTCAATAAAAATCCCTTGAAGAATTTTTGCATAGCATGTAAGATTTTCACAATCTTCTTCTCCAGTGATCATCTCAATGCATTTTTCTAACCATTTATTTTTCATTTTATTGCAAAATGAATTTGATACAGTTGCTAATACTTCCATCTTAGCAATATCAGTTGCTACAGGGCCTAAGTCTTGCATCATCTGGCCAATATAATCAAATTCTTTTTGATATAATTCTAATGGATTAAATTTAGGATACTTTCCACCTGTAAGATTTTTATATTTCTTAGCAGGTACAGTAAACTCTGTCGTAGAGCTTAATATATTCTGATCTTTTAAAAGAGCAGCATTAGCGTCTACCAAATTATCTAATGTAATAGAAAATCTACCAACCATAGAATTGATCTCATTGATATATTTTTCTAATACAGATCCATATTTATTATAGAAATCTCCAAAAACAGCATTCTCTTCTGATTTGGAGTTTGCTTCGTTTAAAGATTTATAAAGATCTTTGTTAAATCCGATTACAGACTCATTAAAAGAATTTAATGAGTTAATAGCAGAATACATATACGTTTCTTTTGGAAAAGTTTTAGCTAATAATTCACTAGCTAAAGTATTCTCTTGAAGTAATGTATTTATATCAAATATATTACTCATATCTTTAAACCTCCAATTTATTAAATAGGGCATTAAGGAACCCTATAAAAGGATTCCTTAATGCTTGCAATTATATATTATTTGTTTTCTTTTGTAGCTTTAGATGCTTTCTTTTCCTGATCTTTATCGAAATTCTTCATATCTTTGGCTGCAGATTTCTGTTCTTTAGCGTTACCTTTTAATTCACCTTTTGCAGATTTAAGAAGTTTAGATGTAAGAGTACAAGACTGGGACCATCTCTTAGATGCGCATCTAACTGTTTCGTTATAAATACTAGTTACCATTGAAGAGTATGCATTAAGTCCAGAAACGATGCTTCCTGTAACCTGAGATGGTACAGGTTCTTTTTTACCATCAATAGATTTCTGTAAAGATTTAGCAACGTCGATCTGTTTTCCTAAAACTTTGTTGATTCGCTGGTACATTTGTTTAAGTCCAGCTTTAAGTTTCTGCGCTCTAGGATCAGCTCTATAAGCTTTTACATAATACATAGCTTCACCAAAAGAAGCACTTCCTGTTGCAGGACACATAGCAGATCTTAATGCGTCTCTAGCAGCAGCATTGCTATTTAATTTGGAAGTATCAATTGCAGAGTGATTGAATAATACTTTTCTCAAAGAATCTACTGCATTACCTTCTACTTCTTTAAGTCCTTCTGAAGATCTCGTTGATTCACCAGTGAATACATAAGACCATGCTTTCTTATAAGCATCTACCTTATTAATATTTCCCTGAACATTTTCGGCGTTATGAAGAAGTCTGATACCTACTTCAGGCTCATATTTTATAAGCGTAAATGTTTTATTACTAAGATCGACACCACGAATCTCAGCACTTTGCATTTGTTTTACAAATTCAGCACCAAGCTTTTTATACCGATTTGTAATCATATCATCAATAGATTTGATAAGTTTCTGGAATGCTCCAGCAATAACCTGGATAATATGTTTTATTCCAGCAATAAATCTAGCAAAAATAGACTGATGATCAGATGCTTCCCATACTGGTTCTTCACCATTTTCTCTTAAATAATTAAGTTCGATTTTACTAATTTTTGAAACCATATCATTATAGGCTTTAGCATTTTCATATATACCTTTATCTACAAGATCGAATGGAGATAAAGCTGACTCCATAAAATTCGGAATACTGAGCTGTCTGATCTCTTCCATAGTAGATTCAGATACAGGCTCATCTATATTTACTTCCTCTAAAATACTTTCAAAAAACATTTTTAGTCCTCCTTATGGGATAAAGTTTTCATTATTTACTTATTTGTTGAGCATTTAAAATAAAGCAGACACATTACTTGGCTTTTCTACGTCATTCATAGTTAATTTTTGATTAGATTCTTGCTCTAATTTATTTTTAGCACTCTTTTCTGCTTTACTCATATTTACAGATAATTTATTAGAAATTTCTCTAAATCTGGAGACCCATTTCATTTGTTTTTCAGCAATCTTTTCTTTTTCTGCAGAAGATTTGGAATTCATATATTTTACATTATTAGCATTGATCTCCAATAATGAAGCCTGAATCGCAAAATAATCAGAAAGTTTTTGTTTTGATGAGAAAAACCAATGAACAGCATTTCTTATTGTAGGTAATAATACAGCAACTATTACAATTAATCCGCCGATACCAGTTACAATACCGGCACCTGTCATAGTAGCATCTGCTCCCTTAGCAATATCGCTAGCAAAGGCTTTTGCTTTATTAAATCCATTTTTCATGAAACCTGGTCCATGCGAATTAATAAATTCTTTAGCTGTTCTTACTAAAGTATCAATCATAGCAGCTTCGTCGAATGATACAACTTCAGCTTCAGATATATTTACTTTAGAATTATTGGCAATAATAATAGCCTTCATGAATGTACCATCAGTGCATCCATCGTTAAATTCTTTTAATGATTTAAATAATACAGAATCTAAAGATTTCTGCATACCAACTTTATTTATTAAGAATTCAAAGTCTCCTTCTTGATTCTTAATAAATTCGATAGCAGAAGAGATCAATAGAGAAACACTACATACGATCCCTAAAGCTAAAGTATTATAAGTATTCATGCCTAATCCAGCTTTAATATCAAATGACTTTCTCCATATTTCTTTAGTATCTTTTAAGTTTTGAATTGCTTTAAATAATGTATCAGTAGCAGTTGTAGGCTGTTTAAATCTTACACATATGTCATGTATAATATTAATACAATCTACCATATCCAAATAATTTGGAATTCTTGTGATATCTCCTTTGGAAGTCGGAATGTCTCCAAAATCAATATCAGTAATTTCATTTACAATATGATCGTATAATTTAGTAGCTAAGTTAGCCAATACACGATCTTGTTGTTCTTCATTAAGATTCATCAAAGTACGAAATTCTGTACTATTAGATGGATCAAAATATTCATATACTATATCAGCATATTTTTTAATCATTTTTATAAACCTCCAGAAAATTATTTTACATTTTAGCCATAAGATTTATTACTTTTTTATATGTATCATCTTTATTTTCTTTTTCCAGAGCACTGAATGGATATACTTCATAATCATCAGATCCATCTATAAGAATCTTTATAGATTCAGAAGATTCGTCTATAATTACAAAATACAATAAATTCAATTTTTCCATAATAGGTTTAATTATTCTGATAGATTCTACATCTATACCATTCATTTTCTTAAGATCTTCTACATCTTCCTGAGAAATAACTAATGTAGCAATAGCTTTGGCGAATTGCTTTTCGGTTTTAGCCATTTTTCTGATTTTACCGTTTTGAGATCTTCTTTCAAGAGCATTAAATAATGCTGTAGCAGAGCCTTTCTTAGAATTATTAATAGCATCTAATTTAGCATTATCTACAGCAAGTAAGAAATCTTTAATAAAACTTGTTTCTCTTGTAGTAAGTTTTATAAATTTCAGAAGATTATTAGAATCCTGATAATTGGCAAGGATTCTTCCAACAACTTCTCCAGATGGTACTGATATCATTCTACTCTTAACACCTACTACAGACTGCATATTAGCACCTGTAGATGGATCGATAGTATTAATAAGCATTAAAGTTGGTACCATTTCATTCGCTTTTTTAATTTCAGAACTAAGTAATCTGTTTGAATCTATATTGGGTGAAGTCATTTTATTTACATCATCAGCATCACTGTCGTATGTATAATCTCTTCCAGATACATTTATGGTTTTGAAAGCTTTATCTTTAGTCTGAGTTTGATTTTTTTTCTTATCATCATCGGAATCTGTATTACTATCAGCTTCTATAATAGTATCATATCCGTTTCTTTTTAATAATTTAAATCTTCCAATATAATTCTCATTCACATCTTCTTCGAAAAAATAATTTGTATTTTCTCTGAAATCTTCTAATGCCGCATTCTTTTCTCTTAATGGCATCATTTCTAATAAATATTCAGGTTTGCTAATCATCTTAGCATAAGTTCCTGATTCTGTAATTACATCAACAAAATCTTCTAAAGACATTTTATCAAAATCTAAATTAGTATGGAAATCTTTTAAATAATCCATAATATTTTGATTTGTTCTTTGATTTGCTGCTAATAATATCTGCAGCATTGTAACATTTCTACGTTCCAAAGCTTTAGAAACCATAGTACATGATTTGATTCCTAAAGATGAACTACATAATACTGGATATGTAAATATTAATCCAGCAGATGCTCTAGCAATAGAAGTAGCACTAGCTACTTTATTATCTATAGTTTTAGCTAATTTCTTTCGATCACCACTATCAATACTTTTCTTTAAGTTTTTTGGAAAGTCTTGTATACCATTGATAATAGTATCCAATATTGATTCATGAATAGCTTTAGGATTCATCATACAGACGTGCCTCCATTTCTGTCCATATTAATATTATAATTACTCAATTGTTCTAAACGCAAAAAATAAAGGACTTGTATAGATTCACCAAATTACATAGAAGAATTAATATTCTTCTATGTAATTTTTACCTGTCATAGACAAAACATTTGATCCTAAACCACTATAAATATTCATATAAATATTTACATTAACTACAATCTTGTCAGGTTTAGAAAATATGTCTATTCCAGATTTTTTCTTATCTATATCGACTTTTGTTTTTTCTGTATTATTATTTTCACCATTACCCATTTTATTCATAACCACATCCTTTACGATGTCTCCTGCTACTGGTAAAATTGCTTTCATAAAATCATTAGTTGTCATAATTATTATCCTCCTCTTTCCTAGATGAAATGTTACAAATCATTATGAAGTGTGCCTATACGGTGAGGTCAGGGAGTCTTTAAATATAACTCATTTTGATTTTATAATGGTGAATCTATACAAGTTTCTCTTATTTTCATATTTATTATATACAATTATTATACATATTAAAGCCCCGAAACAATAAAGTAATTATACCAAGAATGGAGGTATTAGGAATGAGTGATACTCCAAATATATCAAATCGAGGAAATGCAGAATCTAAAACCTCAGTAACAGATAATCCGAAAATATCTAATAGAGGTAATTATGCTGCTAAAACTAGTGTATTCGATTCACCTAAAATATCAGAAAGAGGACACGCTGCAATTCCTGCTAAAGAATATAATGATAATATTACAAATAGAAGTATATCAGTATTTGATAATAACACAAAATATGATAAACCTGTTATATCAGAAAGATCGTTAAAATCCCCTGATACATCTCGTTATGATTCACCTAAAATATCAGAAAGAGCAAATAGAACTCCTGATAGAGATTCTGTTCAAAGATATTTTTCTAATGCTATGTCTAAACCAAATCCATCTCATGAATATGGATCAAATACTCAAGCAAAAATTAATCCTACTAAAGAATATAAATCTAATGCTGCATCTAAACCGAATCCGTCTCATGAATATGGATCAAATGCTCAAGCAAAAATTAACCCTACTAAAGAATATAAATCCAATGCTGCATCTAAATCTAATCCTACCGGATCGCATTATTCATTATCACCAGCTCAATCTAAAACTCCTTTTTATGAATCTGATGAGAAAAAGATGATATCAAGAAGAGGAGCTGCGCAATCAAAAAAGAATAAAATGTGGAAAGATGGATATAGTTATGATAGTGACACTGGAAAGTGGAGCTATGATAAAGAAATGTATGGTAGGGAAAGTGGATATACTCCATCTATCACTAAATCAAAAGACGGAAAAGAAATAAGAAAAGCTTTAGCAGAAGATGTCAAAGAACATGGATTAATATCTGATAGGCGTATTTCAGATATTACTAAGCTTGCTAAAAATCAAGATTTAAAAGATAAAAATGGAAATACTTATCTATCAACTACGAAGTACGCTAATACTACAATAGATGAATCAGATCTACATAAAGATCGTACAGTAAACAAAAAAGGAGTACCGTCATCAGAAATGAACCTAGGTCAATTATTAAGATCCAATGGTATTTTTAGTAGATCTGATATAGATGCTAATATATATACAAAATTCTCTAGATTTGGAGTAATTAATCCTTACAATGGTTTAAATAGAACTAGAGAATTTTTATTTTTTACAAGACCGAATCTTCATATAATGGCTAGTGTAAACGAAGCTGCAGAAGATAAAGGTGCCAATGTTTCAATATCATCAGAAGTTTTATATTCTGAATTAGGAAGTAATTTATTCTTTCAAGATTTAGTAATGAGGCACAAGAATTTAATTCCTCAATTACAAAGTAGCTATAATCCAGATAATTATAAAACTCCATTTATGTGCTTATTGTCTAATACAGTATCTAATACTTTAGATTTACCAACTATAAATGGAGCAGAGATAGAAACTGCAGCGAATATGTATGGAACTTCTATACCATATAGAGGTTCTAGTTATAAATCTGACGAAGCTGCGGAATTTACATTGGAATTTACCGATACTAAATATGGAGAAGTATATACTTTAGTAAAAGCATATGACGAATATATAAGATTAAAAGCTGATGGGCTTATAGCTCCACCGGATGTATCAGCGACAGGTCTTACTATGTCATATAAAAATACAAGTGCTTTTCAGAACTTTACAAGATTTCATAAATATAAAGAATTACATGATAGATTTTCTATATTTAAAATTATAGTAGATGAAGATATGGAAACCATATTATATTGGGCTAAAGCTATAGGGTGCTATTTTAATAGTGTGCCTAGAGATGCATTTAGTGATCTAAGGGAAGGTGGACCATTAAAATTTACTGTAGATATTAAAGCTCCATTTGTAAGAGATAGAGATCCAATGGATATATTAGGATTTAATTCTTTAGTGTCTAGATGGTACGGTGGTAAACCAAGTGTAGATAATAATATACCTATATATAGAGATAAAAGTGATGATAATGGATTATACGGAGGAATGATGAATGGAGAGTGGTGTCCAATACCTTATATAACGACAGAGAAAAAATCAAGTAATTGGCTTGCTCCATCAGCTATGAATTTCTTATATAAACTAAAATGGTACGATTTAATAAAAGCATAAAGGAGATATACTATGAAAAAAGTAAGTTCAGACATTTACGATATAACTCAAACAGTAGTAGATCTTGAAAAAGATTATATGGAGGAAGAGTCAGAAGATACTTTGACTCTTGGTACTTATGGTTATTTAGCAGATATATTGTCACGTAATATACAAAATTCTATTATAGTAACTAGCGAATTAGGAAATGAATTATTTCCTTATAAAGCTAAGTTTGAAGATAATGTAATAGCTCATGCTATAGTACAAAATATTACAGATATAAATGCTACTCCTGCAGAGATACAAGTTCTTATAGGTATTAAAGAATCTGATTTAAAAGATAAAATGACCGGAGATCAGATTACTTTAGATAAAGATAGTATATTTAGATTAAGTGAAGGCGATTCTAGATATGCTAGTACAGCATCTAGCGATTCATATGAGTTTCATTTACCATATGATTTGATTATAAGTAAGCTTGTTTTACCTAATAACGATTATACTTATACGGCAAGATATGATATCAGTATAAAAAATAATATAAGCGATATTCAAAACCCTTATATTCCAGTACCTACTATACAATACCAAAATACTAATAAATATGTATTCTTTAGTGTCACATTAATGCAAGTTACTCATGAAACCATATATAAAAGAATAACTAGTAGTAGTGTAATAGAGAATAGATCTTTTGAATTTGAAATAGATAATGAAGAGCAATTAGCTGATTTTGTAGTATGTGTAGATGATAATGGAGAAACACGTTATCTTACTCCTTTATTCGAAGGTGTAGGAATAATGAATAATGTAACTGATTATTGTTATTATTTCTTTATAAATGCTCATAAGATAAGAGTAACTTTTGACTCATTATCTTATATGCCGAAACTTAATTCCGAAGTTACTGTATATATTAAAACTACCAGAGGTTCTGCTGGTAATTTTGAATATAATGCTAAGCCTATATTAAATATATCCTCTGATAGATTTGATTATAAATATCTTAATATATATTTATGGCCACAATCTAAATCAGAACATGGTGAAGATAGAAAAACTATAGATGAATTAAAGAAGATTATTCCTAAAGAAGCATTATCCAGAGGATCTATTATAAATACTCAAGATGTAACAAACTTCTTTAATATGATAAATGTAGAAACTAATAGAACCAGAATACTTAAAAAAGTAGATAATCAGTTCGAAAGATCCTATTATGCTTATTTATTATTCAAAGATAATAGTAATAACGTAGTTCCTACAAACACAATAGATCTTGAGATAAATAGAAGTGAGTTCAATGAAAATCTTAATAGGAAATATATATTAAAGCAAGGATGTAAAATATTATTAAATAAGAACGGAATTGGTAGATTATTGGATCCTAATATGAAAGAAGAGGAAGTTCAAAAATTATTAGATAACGATAAAACCAATTTCTTATATACTTTACCATTTATGCTTGTTGTAAATGGTGATCCATTATATGTATCATATTATCTTAATATAGTAAATGAAACTAAAATATTAAATTTCTCTTGGATTAATCCAAAGAATACATTGCAGTTTATTTGTCCAAATGTAATTTGGAATAGAAATTTAATAAATGATCCAAATAAATATACACTTACTATGCAATTAACTCAGAATACAAGTACTGATCATGCATTGATAGAATACGATGAAGATGGAAATATTATAGAGAAAAATATTAGAGTTTTTTGTGTATTCTACAATGATGATACTTTAACTACTCCATATAGATACAAAGAAGCTGAGATCGTGGAATCTAATAAATATGGAGGAAGTGTGGAAGGATACGATGGCGATTATAATACTGGATTCGATGTATCTTTTAAGTTAGAATTAGAGACTAATGATATCATATCTGATGAAGGAGATATTAGATTAGAAAATGTAATGGTTCCTGGAACAGTAGATAAAACTTATGGATTTTTTAATAGAGATATAGGATGTAAAATTTATATAGTTATTAAACCTGCCGGATTCGGTGATTTAGGAAGAGACGATTTGGATGCAATAGTTCCTGGATTAGAAGGCTGGACAGTGTGTAACGAATATACAGTTCCATCTAGATTAGATTTATATAAAGATTATTCTACTATCTGTACTTCTACAGTTACAGCAGAAGATAATATAATAAATCTAGAAGGTGAAAAAGATAAGGGATTTAAATTAAGAAGTGTACCTGTTGTAAGGTATAGTTATGCTTATGATGAAGATCATATGCAATATATAGTAGAGCAATTTAACTATAAGAAAGCATATATAGATCATGCTTTAGAGATATTAGAGAATTGCTTCTTGATAGATTTTAAATTGTATAATACCTACGGTCCATCTAAGATATATTCTATAGATGAAGCAGGAGAACATTTAATCGATAGAGTAAATATGACTTTCGATTTCGAATTAAAGTTACTGAAAAATGCAGATGTTCAAACTAGAGAATATATATTAAAAGATGTAAAAGATCTTATAGAAGATCTCAATGATGATGAAGATCTTCATATACCTAATCTTATTACTACTATTACAACTAAATATAGAAATAGTATTGAATATTTCGAATTCTTGGGATTTAATGGTTTAGGACCAGGTGAACAGCATTTATATAGACATGAATATGATAGTGTTTCTATGGTTCCAGAATTCTTAACTGTTCATGCTAATAATGATTTAACTCCAGATATTAATATATATTTGGCTTAAGCGGAAACAAATGGATAATATGTATTTCAAGGAGGATCTTACAATGTTTTATTACGGTATGAATAATACTATAACAGAATCCAAAAGTATATCTAATATGGAAAGCAATAATAAGAAAAATGAAGAATTAAATAAAATGAGGCAATTAAGAGAAAGTGCTGATAGGTCTATGAAACAATTTCCAAAATTCATGAATAAAGTTAAAACTTACTTTATCGTAGAAGGAATGATGTTTACTATAGATCAAGCTATGAAGGAAGATACTAATATCTCTTATGATAGAAATATCTGTAGAAATATATTAGAAAATTATGTAAATGATCATAATCCAGAACTTGTATTGAAAGCTATGGAAGAAAAAACTATGTATCTTTCTAGTATGGCTAAAGTAATCAGAGAAGAAGTAGAAGCCGTAGAAGAAGGATGCAATAAAGCAGATTCTGATACATTTAATATTAAGACTTCTACTAATACAGATTTCTTCGATAAATTAAATATGATGACTAACGATCAATTATCTAAGTCTATTCATAATAGTGTATTAAAAGCTACGCAAGATTTTGTAGAAGGCGTTACTAAAGATAAAGAAAACATGAAAGAAACTGCAGAAAAAATAAAAGCTAAAGTAGACGAGCTTAAAACTGACGATGAGCAAGTTAAAGAATCATATTATAGAGCATATGAAAATAGAATTAAAACAAGCAGAAAAGAAAGACCTAAAAACTTATTAGAGACAGTTGTAGTATCATTAAGTGAAAATGCTCATAGAGATGAAGTATTAAAAGAAGCTTTTATTAATGAAGGTAAAACTAATCTTGATAAGATCATGAATGTAGCTACTGGAGTATACGTTACATTAGAAGCAATGAACTCTTCAAGATTACAGGTAATGGACAAAAGAGTGTTTAATGAAGTATTAACCTCATTAAACAAAAAATAAAATCAGGCAAAAGCCTAGGGAGAAGCTTTAAGCTTCTCCCCAAATTTCGTCATAACATTTTATGACTTCGGCCAAGTTCTGGCCGTAGTGACCCTCATATTTATCGAGGGTCAAGGTTCTTGCTACATTTATAGGTAACAAGAACCAATTTGTACCGGACATATTAAAGTCCGCTACAGCGATATATCCCATTGGGATAATGGGATATATACCTCCGGGAACATATTTGCGAGTAGCCCCTCTACTTTCACAGAGGCGACGAAGCTTTTTGTCCCTTATGGTCAATCTTCTGTTAAGGGAACATGGCCCCTCAACAAAATCCCTGATCTGTCCATAGCTATGGACAGACCCATCGTCTGTCATCACGCATCGGTCTGCTATAGCCAGACCTTTACCTGAGCAGCTCCTTTTTATTTTCCCTGCTTTGTCAGTTGTGTAAAGCAGGTCTCCTTCATCCATATCTACTAAAAATACTTCTTCCAGTGATACAGATACTGATTTTAAGTTATCAAATTCATCAAAAAACTGCAGCAATTCTGCCATATTAATACCTCTTTCTACCTACGATTGGTTACGTAGGATTTATTTATTATTATTATTATTTATTATCACTAT